CATGAATAACCCGAAATAATAGTTAAAAAATGGAGGATTTTGTCCCTCTGATTGTCCCCTGACATTTTCAACCCAAAAACAACACATAAATCATGAATTGCAGCGAGAATTATTACGAGTTGATAGGCAGCATTGAAGCTTATCCGGACGATGCGGTTACTTTCTCCCGTCCGTTTAATATGGAGAAAAAAAGTGACAAACCTGATTTTTCTGTTTCGGGCGACCGGAAAATTTCCATTGAAATGAAACCGAAATCGGGAAGCTTGAAGGAGAGCGCGGAAACCAGCGTGGCCGGTGATTCTTACGAAGTGACGGTGAGTTGGGAGGTAGAGAGAGTGACACGCGAAACGTATGCACAGCTCGATTCCCTTAAAAACAACACTAACCATTTGATTGTAAGAACATTTGGCGACGGTGAAATGTTTGTTCGCTCTGTGAGCGACGGATATGAGTTTCAGTATGAAGAAGGCGATGGCGTGATTTCGTGCACACTCACCATCCGTAACCTGACCGGCGCACAGCGTGTGGTGTGACCGCTACACCTTATTATATAATATTGCTTCTTTCTTTCCGTTGGAATGCCGTTCCTGCATACGTATGTGGGGCGGCATTTTTTCTTTGGGCCTTTCTTTTTGAGCGCGTTTTTTCTTTCTTCATACAGAGAATTTTCATCTTCATACTGGAAAGATTATTCAATTTCTTTGCGCACGACGCAAATTCACTCTTTTCAAACAAACTCCGCGTGTTTTACAACATGCTCATTCTTAGCAGGTTTTTATTTGCAGAGAAAATCCGTTCAATTATTCGCATATTTCTGTAATTCACGCATTTAGTCGTTTTTTGTGTCCTTCATTACCGCTTCGCGCGTGCGTAATTTCGTGATGTAATCAATTAATTATCAAACGAAAATGGCAGCAAGAGCATTTCACGAAATCATGTCTACACGATTCTGGGACTTTTACCCGGAGTCTTTGCATGCTTACCGGAGAACGATTCTTGACAACATTGCCTCACACCGTCCTTACGAGAAACCGGAAGAGCGGACCGACCGTCCTTACTTTCTTTCTTCGCGCAACGGGTTTACGGAGAAAACCTACGTAGGTAACTACGACCGTATAACCTATTGGTACGACCTGGAAGAAGACGACCGCATCATTTCGGTTATCGACGTGCAGGGCCCCATTCTTCGTAATGGCGACCTGTGTTCCTACGGAAGCAAGGAGCACAAAGACATTATCATGCGTGCTTCTGACGACGCACATACCATCGGATTCATTATCGAGATGGACAGCCCGGGCGGAAGCAGCATGGCGAAGTACGACTATGAGATGGCCCTTAACTACGCCCGCTCGAAGGGAAAGAAGATTATCGGACATATCGACGGGATGGCATGCAGTGCCGGTTATGCGCTGATGGCCCTGTGCGATGAAGTGTATTTCACCAACCCGCACGACACGGTGGGATGTATCGGTACTATGTGCGCGATGCTTACCAACAAGGACGGCGATGTGAACACCGTGACCCAGGAACGCTACGCCGAGATTTACGCCGACGGATCTCCTTATAAGAACAAGGAATACCGTGACGCGGCAGAAGGAAACTACGAAGGAATCAAGGAAGAGCTGAACAAGCTTTGTAGCGATTTTCAACAGATGGTCCGAGAACGTCGTCCAAGAATGACCGAAGACCAGCTGACCGGAAAGACCTTCGAGGCCGGAGAGGTGGTAGGTACCATGGTCGACGGTCAGGGTGACTTCAAGTTCTGCATAAACCGCGTGCAGCAGTTGGCCGGAGTGAGTCAGAAGCCACAAGGCAGTTCGTCAGGAACTTCACGCGAAGACAAGAAACCGGAAGGAATAAAGGAAGAAAAGCAGCCGGGAACACGGGAGCAGGCTTCTGTGGAGCAGCCGGCATCAGATAAACCAAAATCACAAACTCAAAAACAAGCAACTATGGCAAAAAGCTATCCATTTATTCAGTCGGCTGCACAGGTCAACTCGCTGGTAGTCGAAGAAAATGGCGGTTTCTACATGGTAGAAACAATGGCGGAAAATGTAGAAGCGTTCGTCATGAAAGCCAAACAGACGGAATCTACGCTGGCTGCGAAACTCACGGAAGTAGAACAGCTTAACGCAACCATCGAAAAGATGAAGAAAGACCATGCGGAAGCATTGGCCAACCTGAAATCGGAACACGAAAAGGAGGTTTCTTCATTGAAAGATGCGCACGAAAAGGAGATTTCCTCGCTCAAGGAAACCCAGAAAAAGGAATCGGAAGACCTTTCCAGCAAACTGGCGGAAGCCGAGAAAAGCATCGAACAGAAAGATGAAGAAATCAAGGAACTGAGCGAAACCGCACAGCAGGCACCAACCCCGCAGGACCCACCGAAAGACAACAACGGAGGTCAGGAAAGCGGACAGTTCCATGTACAGAGCGTATGCGGTGAAAACATGAGCTGGGCCGAAAAAGCGGAAGCACGCCGCAAGCGTGACGCTGAAATCAGTAAAGCCCGCTAATGAGCATGGCCAATAAGAGATAATAACACAACACAAAAACTAAACTAGACACGAACGATATGGCAAAAATGTACGCACTTAGTGAAGAGAATGTATCTCATGTAAAAGACATTCTTGCTCCGGACATCATCGAAAGCCCGGTACTCGATAATATGGCAGTGTTCCAGAAGCTGCGCATCAAGGTTATCGAAGATATTGAATATGCACAGACGCAGATTATCTTCCGTCGTAAAGGTGGGGAAGCCCGTCGCTACAAGGAAGGTTCCACTTTAACTTCCACTCTCGGTTTCATGGACGAAAGCAAGCTGGTGATGAACCAGATTTGGGCCCGTTACTTTGAGAACTTGCAGAACTTCCGTGAGAAACAGCCGTTCAGCATCCTGGGGTCAAATGGCACCTACAACGCACCGGTCACTGAATTTATCCTTCGTCAAATTGGTAAACAGTTTGCAGGTGATAACCTGAGTAACCTGTTCTTCGGCGACATTACGCTGGGTGATGAAAATCCTTACAGCCTGTACAACGGTTATTGGACCATCATCAACAACTTCATCAATCTGGGTAAGATTTCTACCAAGGAAGGAAACCTGGTGACATGCGACCCGATTAACGACAGCCCTGAAACCCAGGATGGAGAGCACTTCGATGCTTTTGTAGAATGGGTGGAAGGATGGCACCCGTTGCTTCGTAACGCTCCGGAAGTAATCGTTTATATGTCTCCCAAGCAGAAGCGACTCATTACCCACAGCTACATGCGCAAGTTTACAGCTCTCCAGACAACCAGTGCCGGAAGTGAAGGATTCTCGTTTGTAGGTATGGAAAACATCAAGATTGTGACCGACGGTATTATCGGTAAAGGTGGCCGTATGATTGCTACTCTTCCGGAAAACCTGCAATTCGGTCTTGACCGCGCAAGCGACTGGAACGCGGTAATGATGAGCCACGACCCGAACGATCTGAACGTATTGATTTTCCAGGTACAGTCTACCGTGGGTGCACGTATTCTGGACATCGCACCTTCCAAGTTCTGCGTAAGCGACGGCACCATTGAACAGGTAGAACAGCTCAACGGTGACTACCAGAAGAACACCCTGACAGTGACTTCAAACAACGAGACATGGGGTAAAGTAGCAGTCGCTCCGGATCAACAGACCTATGTGAAGGGCGATACGGTGAAACTGACGGCTACAGCCGAAGAGGGATACCACTTCGTGAAGTGGAGCGACGGTGCAACGATTTCTCCGCGTGACATCGTGTACAGCGGGTATCCTACCGTCCTTCAGGCCATCTTCGAGAAAGATCCCGAGGAGTAACCGCTCGCTGAGATAAGAAACAGGCTGCCGGGAACGGCAGCCTTCACAACACAAACACAAACTTTTAAAACCAGACAATTATGGCAGAATTATCATGCGACTTAATGGATATTGGTCAGGCTGCTGCCGGTTGCGAAGAACAGTTTGCTGGTATCGGTAATCAGATATACGTAGCCTATCCGGAAGATTTGGAAGCAACTCCTACCTATGATGAAACCAAAGCTGCATTTGCTACTGGAGCTTTCACATTCAAGTCAGGTAAAGGAGCCTGGAAGTTCCGAATCAAGAAACAGAGCGGACAGATTTCATCTACCGGAAACGAAGGTGCAAAAGGCTACAATGTACAATTGATGTTTACTATCGACAAGGACGTGGAGAATGCGGCTCATGTACTCCGTATTCTGAAAAACCGTGGAGATGCAATTTTCTTTGCAGAAAATCCTTCAGGAGGTTACTACGTAGTGTACGATCCTACTTTCGGAACAGAAGTAAACAACAATTACGACAGCGGTACCACTCCGGATTCTGACAGCGGCCATGCGGTAACAGTGACCAGTAACCCAAACCGTTACTCACTGACTACCTGGGATGGCACTTTGACTCTCAAATCGGAAGTGGCATAACAATTACACAAACACTAAAAACAAGATGTTATGGCAGAAATGGCATGTGACTTAATGGATATCGGTCAGGCTGCCGCAGGTTGCGAGGAACAGTTTGCCGGTATCGGTAATCAGATTTATGTAGCCTATCCGGAAGACCTTACTGCAAAGCCTGAATATGAAGCAGATAAAGCGGCGTTTACAGAGGCTTCATTTGCTTTTAAAGCGCAGAAGGGAGCCTGGAAGTTCCGAATCAAGAAACAAAGCGGACAGATTTCTTCTACCGGTAACGAAGGTGCAAAAGGCTACAATGTTCAGTTGATGTTTACTATCGACAAGGACGTGGAGAATGCGGCTCATGTACTTCGTATTCTGAAAAACCGAGGTGATGCGATTTTCTTCGCGGAAAATCCTTCTGGTGGTTACTACGTAGTGTACGATCCTACTTTTGGTACGGAAGTAAACAACAACTACGATAGTGGTACCACTCCGGATTCTGACAGCGGTCATGCGGTAACTGTTACCAGTAACCCGAACCGTTACTCCCTGACTACCTGGTCGGGGGCATTGACGCTGAAATCGGAGGCAGGTGCAGGAGTAGGCGGATAACCCGTTCGCTTCAAGCGCATTAAACGAATGAAAATGTGGATAAAAGTCCGGAACCAGCTAATCGGTTCCGGACTTTTTTGTGTCCTTCAACGGCACATCGGTTTTCCCTACTTTTGGGCTAAAGTAATTGAAAAACAAAGGATATGATTACAGAGAAAGAATATTTAAAAGACTACAGAACCATGAACGAGGAAGAAAAGAAAGATTACCTGGACAGGGTAACACGATGGACAGACGAAACCTTTCCGGAACTGCTGGCTCTGGCCGACTGCTGGATGAAGGTACCGGTGAAGGACTTCGACGAAGGTTGCCGACTGGTTTCTGCTATCGTCCGGGCAAAGGATTTCCTGCGCGACGTGCAACGCTATGAAGCCCGCCGTGCGCTTACCAAGATGAATTTATTTCTGAAGGATGTACGCCAGAAATCCGGTCTGGCCAAGAAAGCTACCCGCGGGCCGGTTGGGACCGTTCGTTACAAAGCGATTGTACCCGATGACGGTGCGCCCGATGAAGAAGGAAACATGACTGCCCGCCAGTACGAGGAGCAGGAAGTGGACGGTCGCCGACCGAAGGAATTTGCACTATATAAGGAAAAACTGCCGAAATCTCTCCGTGAAAAAGGAGAGAAGGAACTTTCCGGCATGTACCTGGAACTGGCCGAGTACCGCGGCACGCTGGAAGTAATGGCCGAGAATCCCAACGTAAGCGACGAAGCACGTGCCGACATGGCACAGAAAGCCATTGCGTCCGAGCAGAAAATCCGCGCGTTCTGGACCAATGTGGATGCCGCCCTGAACGGTACCTACACCGAGCCGGAAACTTCCACAGCCGACAGCATGAAACGTCCTGGCGACTTTACCCGCGCCGAGATAGAAGCCATGAAGGATGTACGCCAGCAGGAAGTATGCCGCAAGGCCCGTGTGGACGGAAACAAGAAATACATCAACCGCAGCGACGTGAAGATTACCGAGGAATACAAGGAACAGCTACGTCTGCGTATCGAGGAACTGATGGAGTGGGGAGAAAACCTGCCGAAAAAGACCGCCGAAGTAGCTACTGCAGCCGGTATCTTCGTTCCCGGTGTAAACGCTCCGGTCGGTTCCGAACAGGCAGGAACGAAGTCCGCTTCTACCGAAAAACAAGAGGATAAGAAATCGGATGAAAATCCGGTGAAGTGTACAGAAAATGCCGAAAAGCGTACCGAAAATGAGGAAAAACGTGCAGAAACCACGGTAAACCGTACAAAAACGGCGGAAGAACCGAAAAAAGCTACAGAAACCCCACGCAAGAAAGTAGATCCTACTGAGAGCGTGACGGAAGGGCAGATGAAAGGAGGCGCACAATGAGAATAATTGAGCCTTGCTGCTACCACAAGCAGTTGGAAGGGATGATTGACGAATGCAGTGAAAAGCATACGGCAGCCAACTTCTTCAGCTATTCCGACTGGGACATGTGCGACCTCCTGGGCACACTGTCCGGCTACTGTTCCGGAGGAACAATGCGCATCGTCATGGTTCGCCTCGATGTGAAGCTCATTCAGACCCTCCGGCGCATCCTTTCGCACAAACATCCTGACCCTGCAAATCCTTCACACCAAATTGCTGACATCGGCAAAATGGTTTTGATTTCCCAGCCTCCATCTTCAGGTGCCACTTTCGACCAGCGGCAGGAGATTCGCACACAGTTGGACGAGTTTATCAAGTCGGGCCGGCTGGTGGTGTGTGAGGACAACGTGGGTTTCCGCTGCGTCACGGTGAAGAGCAAATCGCACAGCCTGGTTATTCAGGGAAGTTTGAACACCCAGCGTAGCAACGCCATGCAGATGTTCACGCTTACCACCTCGCCGGAAGAGTATGAGAATGTGGCGGAAATTCTTCGCGCGAAGGAGCACACGAAAAGCATATTCAAGCAGTAACCATTTCCGTATGGTCACGGAAATGGTTTCGCAGCCAAATGTAAAAATAAGCATGTTTCGATGTGCTTGTTTTTACATGTGAAGTTAGGTGATTGATTTTCAAATTTATACAACATTAAATTAAGAATATTATGAAGAAATTTATTAGAACAGAAGAAGTACAGGCTACAGAAGCTATTCTGAAAGGTGGTAAAATTTACCTTCCTACGGATGCAATCCCCAAAACGATGGAACCGAGAGTGGAAGGATACAAGGTGGTAGATTCCAATGGATGCGTCAGTTTTATTCCCAAAGCGGAATTTGAGAAAAGGTACAAATGTGTTGAAACAGTCTAAAATTCTAATACAACTATGAAATATAAGAAAAGACCAGTGGTTATTGAAGCTATTCAGCTTAAAGAAGACAACTTTGATGAAGTATGCGATTTCATGCGTTGTACTCCAGAACCGAAGCATAATCCGGATTTCGGTATAGATGAAAAAGGTAATACCAACAATCCTTATCTCGGTTGGTATGTTGAAACTCTTGACGGTAAAATGCTGGCAAGTTATGGAGATTACATCATAAAAGATGAAAAAGGAGGATTTTATCCATGTGAATCTGAGTTCTTTAAGAAAACATATTTACCAGTGAATGAAAATGGTGATTCAATGTGTTTTGGCGATGCGATTGAAGTCCTAAGACAAGGTGGAGCAGTTCGCAGAAAAGGATGGAACGGAAAAGGAATGTTTGTCGTCAAGCAAGTACCGGCACACATTGGAAATGATGTAATTCCGAAAATGCAATCACTTCCACAATCCGCCAAAGACATCATCCTGAAAGGGAAAGGATTCATTGATTACACGTGCCAGTGCCTTCTGTATAATGAGAATACCGGTCGTGCGGATTCATGGAACCCTTCCATAGCGGATGTATTCGCAGAAGACTGGGAGATTTTACAATGATTATAACAAAAAACGATGGAATAGAAACATGTTTTGAAAAATAAAATATACTACAATGGATTTAGGAAGTGGTATAAAGCTGATACATGGAGATTGTCTGGAAGAAATGAAACATATTCCTGATGGTAGCGTGGATTGTATTATAACATCTCCTCCTTATAATGTAGGAATTAAGTATAATAGTTATTTCGATAAAATAGACTATTGTGACTATATCAAATTTATTGAGATATTCATAGATTCTTATTTTCATAAACTATCACCTGATGGTAGGATATGTATAAATATAGGAGATGCAAAAAACGGATCAATACCTACTCATAGTGACTTTATTCAAATTCTGAAGAAATATCGTTTTATTCCTATAACAACTATTATATGGAATAAAAATACGACTTCGAACAGATGTGCATGGGGCAGCTATTTATCTGCGAAATCACCTTCATTTCCGAGAGGATATGAATTTATCTTAATATTCGGGAAAACAAAATCAAAATTATCTAACGGTACTTCAACAATCACAAAGGAAGAATGGAAAGAATATAGTAATGGACTTTGGACTTTTGCACCTGAAAACAAACAAAAAGAAATAGGCCATCCTGCTATGTTCCCAATAGAACTTCCTACAAGATTAATTAAAATGTTAACTTACAAAGATGATATTATATTAGACCCATTTTCAGGCAGCATGACCACAGCCATTGCAGCCATCAACACAGGCAGAAGATGTATCTGTATAGAAAAAGACGACAACTACTTTAAAATAGGAAGTGAGAGAGTAATCAATCACTTGAAAGAAACACAATCACAACTATGGCAAGCGAAATAGCACAACGATTCTACGACCTGCTGCGGAAGCACTTTGAAACGGGAGTTCCGTGGCAGAACATGGCCTTTACCGACGAGCAGAAAAAGCGTGTGGAAGTATGCCTGGATGCGTACAAGCGTTTTGAGGAGGACCCGTTCATGAACCTTCGCCAGTACATTGTCAACAGATGGAAGCGAACGTACAGCCAGTTGGGAGGCGACCTGAAGGTGATAGACTTCATTTCGTCGTTCTACGCCAAGGGACAGCGAAACATTTCCTCGATGAAGGTGCGCCACGCTGCCGACCTGATGATGCGAAACGGGGCCGATACGGGCGACATGAAAGCAGTGTACAACGGAGCCAGTCTGCTCACCAAGATTGACCGTCTGGACCAGCCGGAAACGCCGGAGGAACTGGGCGACGAACTGATACGCATGCCGGTAGTCATTACCTCGGATGTAAAGAAGAAATTCCCGAACAAAACCGGACACGACAGCGAGGAAATGCGTCGCCTGAGAAAGAAGTACGGCGTGAAGCTCGACCATTGGCAGGAGATGGTGGAAGACGACGACGGCGTATATGTAAGCGAGGAACAAAACGCTCCGGAAGAGGAATACGATGAAACAATCCGGGACGGTTTTACACAACCGGGAGAGGAGGAATAAACCATGGCACGACGAAACGACTATGAATCCGCTCGCGAGGAATCACTCCGAAGGGCACAGCGTCACGCCTCGACATTGTCGGGAGTGAAAGAGATGGAAGAGCAGGAAGCTGCAGTGAACTACATCTACATGAATCCGGCCCAGCGCGCGGTGTACAACTACCGGTGCCGTATCACCACCGTGGAAGCGGGTCGTGGTACCGGAAAGACCGACGGTTTGATAGCGCCTCACATGTTGGGATGCGTCCAGTCCATGCCGAGGGGAACCGGGCTTTTCTTGGGGAACAAAGACCGTCCCGAAGACAATGGCCGCCATCGAACGGATGGGCCTGAAAGAAGGAATCCATTTCTTTCGTGGCCACGCTCCGGCCAAATGCAATTTCAAGGAACCCATTGTGAAGCCGAAGGTCTGGGAAAACTGCATCCACTTCTGGAACGGATTTGTGTACTACATGATTTCTACCGGGGTGAAGGCAGCCAGTAACGGTATGGATGCCTGTACCGTTGATTCCGATGAAGCAAGATTCCAGCCGGAAGCATTGGTAAAAGGAGAAATACTTCCCTGCTTGCGTGGTATCAACACCACCCATCCCGGATTCGACGAAAACCTGAATCCGTACTACAAAAGCATTATGTTCGTGAGCGATGCGCCACTCACCAGGCGCCAGGCATGGCTTCGTAAGCGCCGCGACGAACAGACACCGGAGATAAACCGGAAGATTGCTGAAATGCTGCGAGAGGCACAGATATGCCCGGACATTGTGCAGTCACCGAAATACCAGCGGGAGCTGAACAAGCTTCGCTGCCAGGCCAGCATCTACTTCTCCTTTTCCAGCATAGAAAACATCGACATCCTGGGCGAACAGTTCATCCGCACCATGCAGAAGGAACTTACCCCCACTATGTTCGACATCTCCATCCGTAACGTCGAGAAAGAAGAAATCAACGACGGATATTATGCCAATTTCGACCCAGACGTGCACTGTTACCTCAGTAACGACGAAGAGCAACTGGAGGCCGCGCAGAAATACAAGAAACGCACCATCACACAGATTTACGAAGGCGGGCGTACCCTGCGTGTGGAGTCGGAAAGCATCGACCTGAACGAGCTTTCCAAGGCACAGGACTGCTGCCTGGACACCGACATAAAGCCCGGCGAACCGCTGCGTATCGCTTTCGACTACAACGCGCACATCAACTGTCTGGTGATAGGGCAGACCGACAGCCGGAGCAACACCAGCGTGCTGCGCATACTCAACAGCATGACCAACGTAAAGAACACCCGTATCGAGGGACTTTGCAAGATGTTCTGCAAGTATTACGAGCCGCACCGCCTGACCTGCCGCGACGTGATTTTCTACTACGACGACACCGCCAAGCAGGGAGCTGCCTACGCCAGCGAGCGCCACGAAGAAACCCGTTTCTACAACATTGTGAAGAAAGTTCTTCGCAGTCACGGATGGAATGTCATCGAAATACCAATGGGACGGCCCATGAGCCACAACAAGAAGTATGAGTTCCTGAACGGCTGTTTTGCCGGCACGCAGCGCCCGTTCCTGCGCATCAACAAAGAGAACAACGAGTATCTGATTGCCTCCATGGAGAACGCGCGTGTGAAGGAAGGACGTAACGGTTTTGAGAAAGACAAGAGTCAGGAAAAGAACCGCGTATCGAAGGAAGTGGACGACATCGAGGCCGAATTGAGTACACGTACCGACCTGAGCGACGCATTCGACACGCTGGTTATCGGTGTGCGTTATTACGGATCGGGCCGCATGATAGGCGTGGGTATGCCGATGTCGGCTTAATTGAAAATGAATAATGAAGAATGAATAATGAGTAAGAAGAAGCTGAAATATCAGGACCCGGCCCTGCAGCCTCCCAAAGCGCTGATGCAGCTGGTGGATGCCTTTACCGACACCTACAAGCCGGTGGAGCGGGAGGAGTATGCCGACGAAGTGTTCACCGTGCGCCGCATCCGTGAATACTTCCAGGCATGGCCCATTCCGAAGATGCCCGACCCGCTTCCGCCGTACCTGGTGGAACTGGAGCGACGGGGATTCGCCATGCAGACGGCCTACGACGGACACCCCGCCCTGTTCTGCGTGCGCTGGAAGGTGGACGAGGAAATATGCACTGCCGAAGAAACACACGACAAGGAAGCCGAAGTGCGTACCGGACTGGTGAGCATGAAAGCCCTCATAGCCCGCCGCATGATGGATCGTCCGGCAGACGACGAAGACGAAGAGGAGGAGGAAGAGGAGGAAGAAACGAATGACTATTAATAAAAAAAGACCTGCCGACTTTCTCAAGCCGGCAGGTAGAACCGTAGTGAACGGAGTTCGTTATATTCAACAGTGCAAATATATAAAAAAAAGTTCAGATATATACTATATTTTAGGAATTTCACCAAATTTATAGTTATTTTTGCTAAAACAATACTTTTGCTGAAAATGAATAAAGGTAAAATATCACATTTGTTTCGCAGTTTATTTGCCAGGAAGAAAAAAGACTATATACCAGTCTATCTGTCCCGTTTCGAAGCGATAGAAAAATATATAAAATCACGTCTTATAGGTATAGATGTGAAAGAATGTTACGTGATATTGGATATATCAGTCCATATCTGCTACATGAATAGCGATAAGGAATATTCAGCTTTTTTCGATACAATTCGTGCTTTTATAAATTATTATCGTGGTTTACTTGATATTCCTATGGTAGAATACGAAGACCGTATAAATTTCAGCGTAAATTTTAAGCGTGAAATCCGTATAGATATAGAAAATGAGGAGTTTTACGATAATCCTGTTGAAGAAAACATACCATGGCTAATAGGGTATTATCAGTCTGGCAAAATAGTATATATTCCCTATATTTCAGATAAAAAGTAATTTTACAATGTACGTTTATAAACATTATTAAACATACTTTCCGGTAAAAAACAGTATGTTTATTAAAAATTACTAAATTTGTTTTATACAGCCGCTCTACCTTTTATGAAAGAAAAAAGATAAAAATGTTACATACATAGAAAAAATAGGAGGAATTGAAAAATGGACCCTCAACTTAAAATTTATAAAAAGCAAATAGATAATTTTTTTGGCAGCGTAAAACATCACATACGCACTTATGTATTTCGCGACGCTACACTTATTGACATCGAATACGAAGACTTTCAAAACGAGGAGCATGTTACCACAGCTATAAGGAAGATTATAGGACTAAAAATTTTGCTAAATGTGAAGCGTGATTGTACAGATAAAATGATGAAGCAGATTTTTGAAAGATACGGTAAATGTTTAGGTCAAAGAGAACTCCATAGCATGATGTCTGCATTCGAAGGCTCATAGAATTATACCTTTTATGTTTAATAAATCTCCTGCATTTTTATGTAGGGGATTTTTTGTATTTATTTGCTGAAAATGGAAAAATAAAGTTATTTTCGCTGTAAACTTTAAACTTAACAGTTATGGATACAAGAAAAATACCTTTGGAGCCTGCATCTCCACAATTCACGTATGAGCCTTCGTCATCTACTCCGCAAACCGTACACTACCAGAGCCGGATAACGGGAATAAAGCATTGCCTGGACGAAAAGCAGTATGAAGAGTTTGAAAGCACGGTGTTCAAAAAAGAATCCGTCAGTCTGATTCCCGAACCTGAAAACCCGTTTGACAGAAACGCCATTGCCGCCTATACTTCCGACGGGGTGAAATGCGGATACATCGCGCGCGAAGAAACAGCGATGATAAAAGAACTGATGGAAGAACCCGACTGTAAAGCTAGACTGTTTTATATGGATTTTATGGCCGGAAGCGCCAAGATAGAAATAACCCTCAGTACTTCGGTTTCTCTTTATGCCAAGAGGCTATTCAGCAAATACACTCCCTATGAGGTTTGTAAGGCCAACTATCTTTACCTGCGCTGGGGTGGAATACCCGATAGCTCCGAAGAAGGTATTTTTTCTTCTGAAGAGTTGCGGATGGATTTTGACAGGTTCTCACAGCTTGAGCTCATGTATCAGGACCGGATAGCACAGGAATGGGAATATAGGATGGGAAAGGCCACGGTGGAGAATCCCGACCGACCCAAAGCACGCATGAGCGTTCCTCTCGACCTTTCCGTTTACGGGACAAGCTGGAAAGACATAGACCTTCACGACACCTCACTCATTGACCGCATTGAAACGGAAAACAAGATGCTGGCCCTCTACATCCGGATGCGCAGAAAAGGGATGAACCTTTCTCCGGAAGAATGTAACGAGCAGCTGGCAGACGGCACGCTGACCGACACAGTGCTGAAGCGGATGCACTTTGAGTATGATAATAACAGGTTATAAAATATCTTCTACTCGTAGTTTTAAGTTATAAATCGTGAGGGTGCCTCTTTTTTATGTAAAAACGCTTGTGTAAATAAAGAATATTATGTACTTTTGCATTGGAAAAAGAAAGATAGCGCAATGGAAACAGAAAAAATCAAAGTACCCGTAAAGCAAGCTTTACCTATGATAGCAGAAATGGTGAAGCTAAAGTATGTAACCGACGCACTGGGAAAATCAAGCGGATGGATATATAATAAATTAAATCATGAAACTACGACATCAAAATCAAATGGATTTAACCAGTCAGACATTAATTTATTAAATAACTTATTTCAAGAAATAGGAGAAAAACTTATCAATACCAGAATTAGCATTCCATCAGAAGAGAACAAAGATCCTATTCAGAAAAGGAAGGAAGTCATCGAACAGATATTATCAGTATCTGAAATAATTTCCATGCCTTTTATTTATAAAAATAAGATGGGTAAAAACCTTACATGGTACCTTAATAGGATGCGAAGAAATTCTTTGAAGGCTTCATTCAAGCAAGATGATATCAATATGATTAACTTGGCTATTATAGAAATAGGGAATAAACTTCTTTCTATTGAATTAATATTGTAAGTTCGCAAAAGATATTAAATTAACATTTTCAAAGGCAATCAGACGGAATCTGATTGCCTTTTTTTGTGTTCCCCTTTAAATTAGATAACAATCTGATAATTTGAGAATGAAATAAATACTTTTTGCCCGAATCAAAAAGAAAATCCCGCGCCTCGCTACACCGGACGTGTCCCTGCTGGGACCCGTTCGGGTATGGAATATGCCCACGCCGACGGATCACACGCCACGCCGACGGACATACGCCACGCCGACGGATCACACGCGAAACGGGAGAAATTGTTAACAGATATTTATTGGCACAGGGATAATTTAAATAAACGTTAATTTACTAAAGAAATATATGTACTTGTATTGCATATTAAAGAAATATATGTACCTTTGTAACTGTAAACGATAAGCAAACGTTTACCAAGCCTCCGGGGCTTGCCAAAGCCCGGCAAACGTTCTTTCAAGGTATAAAAAAAGCGGGTATTACAGGAATACCCGCCCGGGAAAAAGAAAGATAAACTTTCTTCTGTTTTGTAGCAAAAACAAAGATACGTTTTTCTTTCCGTTCCTGAAAATTATCCAGAAAGAAAAAACGTTCTTTGAAAGAATACCGTATAAACGTGATCCGCGTTTCGGCTGGTGATCCTGTTCACTCCTATAGTTTAGAACTTTCGCGGCTGGTATAGTTTACCAGCCACAACAGAAAGCAACCGGAACAAAGTACGCGCGGCGCGGTTAGTCTGTAACACATTATCCGTATAAGGTAGTTATATATTGATAACGGGAAAGGAGCCGAAAGGTAGCCTAACGGGTGAACTATGTTCACACGGCCCGTGCATAACCGGGCACCCGTTACTATATTACTAACTTAAAATTATGGAATTATGAAGACAAATGTATCAAAAGCAAATGTAAAGAAAGAAGCTATCAACGTGTTGACAAACGAAATGTTAAGCCCGTTTGCAGTTTTGAACGCTATCAATAAAAACCGGAAAGACCCGGCAATTATGGAGCTTTTAAACATGTACGGGATAACAAAAAAACTTGAGCTTTCGGACCTTTGCGGCCTGTATGACTATTCGGAAAGAAACGTCTTTTGCAAGCTTCGCAAAATTACAGATAAAAAGAATATAGAGTTTTGCGAATACAAACAGGCAAAAATAGGGAACGCTTTTTATGAATATATTCCCATACGTTTCACTATCCGGGACTTTTTCTACTCTTTAGAGTCAGCTGTGAAGATCAAGAAAGAAGCCGAAAAAACCGCGCAAATGTACGCGGATCTTTTCAGTAAAGAAGAAAACAAAGCGGAAAAAGCAAAGGAGAAAGCAAAGGAGAAAGCAGCAAACAAAGCGGAAAAACGCGCTAAACAGATAGCGGAAAAAGCAAAGGAACTCCGGGACAAATATAAAGACGTTCCCGAAAACATTCTTTTGCAGCTTGCTGAAGAATTTTTCAAAGCGGCATAAACCGCGGCGGGTGTATGGTATTCGTCCGGGTCCGACTCCCGGACACCCACAAAAATATATCCTATCTTATACGGCCGGCAAAAAAGATACCTACCTATGCAATACGGCGGCACGTGTGCTACTGTTGCATATAGGGGCGCACGTGTGCGCCTGCAGTCATCCGGTCCCAGAGGCCGACGGTATCCAGGGCCGCGAAATCATAATTCATAATTCTATGGCATAACTGTACCCGTATGGGTGCGGTGTGCCCTGCAACGTGTTGAACGATCAGTCAGGGTGCGCCGTGTCCGTATGGATTCATGTACAGGTATGCTATGCCCTTTAAATCTGGGTGTATGCCGGAGTAGTTAACCGGAACAGATCCGTACTTTTCTATGCGTATGTATGGACATGGGAGGGGTATGTGTACCCGTTCCTATGAATTTAACGCTCCATGCGGCTCTATGGCCGTATGGCGGTGCGCGTATGGGGGTTGCTATGCAATTTCCTGCAAAGGTCGTCTATGCGAAAAGTGTATCCATGAACGCTATGCAAATAGTGTATCATGGTACATATAGGCGGGTATGCGTCAACGTACCGATAACCAGCTTCGGGGGTGGTACGGAAAACCCCTACCTATGTAGTGCTATGCGCTTTCGGGCGCATGGCACTTCTTGTATGTATAACTATAAACTTTTTGAATTATGAAAACTATCATTCTATCTGTATCAGTCATTTTGTGTGCTATTTTCACCTCATGTTCAACTACTTTTGAAAAAGCTTATGAAGCTGAAAGTAACTACCGCCTTGCTAAAGACGGAGTTATCTATGAAAAATCGGATACCACGAAATTTCAGGTAAAGTTTGAGCGTGAATACGGTTGTATGAGTCCAGAGGAAAAGAAACAATATGAAAAATACCGTATGGCCCGAAAAGCTGAAGAAAAGCGGGCGTATCTGGATATGAAAAACGAGCAAAAGAAAATTTCCGCTATGCTTAATGACTAAAATCAGGCCGTTCACATTTGCCGGTGTACGGCCTGCGAACTTTTAAACTATAGTGTTATGTTTACAATTTTATGTTTAATAATCGGTATACCTTATATAGGTTATAGATTAATGCGAAAGCCAGGCGAAAAGTTTTTCTACAAAGACTAATTGGTATCGTGTATCTCTTTAATTGGAGATACATGAGCTCGATTTACTAACTTAAAACTATAGGAATTATGAACGCTACAATTAAAACTATCGCCGCTATCGCAGCAATGAATCTTGCAGGATTTACTATTAATGCAGAAACTCTCCAGCCGGTTACTTCCGGTTATGCGGTTGCTATACGCGACACGCAAAACTCGTTTGGTGAATCTGGTATAGCTTCTGTATTGGAAGCAATAAAATCAGGTAAAGCAAACGCTATAGGCGGATGGTACGATGATCAGTCAGGATTGTATTACTATGACGCCACAGTCATAGTAGAAGATCGTGAAAAAGCTATTCAGTTAGGTATAGAAAACGATCAGCTCGCTATCTTCGACCTTAATACTATGACCGAAATACGTATAAAAGATTCAATCAACGCTAAAGCCGCATGAACTATGGCCGGGATGCTTTATCACTTCCTGGCCAGCCATCACTAACTTAAAACTATAGGAATTATGAACGCAATTGAAACTATCAGCTACAAAGGTCACGAAATTGGTATTTACTATGACGAATGCGCAGAGAGTCCGCGAGAATGGGATAATTTATCCACTATCTATAGTGACAGTCGCAGCTACAAGCCTGACCAATTAGATATAGATGACCTTATGAACAAAATCGGAATATCTGAATTTTCAGGATTTGATGATTTACTGAAACGTATGAAACATGACTACATAGCCTATAGAGTATGTATTGTAGACCATAGTTGTGTAGCTCTATCTCTGAACCGTCCAGTCCCTAACCCTTATATGGGTTTTGATTCAGGTACGTTTGGTATTATTGCCGTATCAAAAGATAAGGTACGTCGTGAATACGGAGTAAAACGTATCACAAATAAAATACGCGAAAAAGTGGAATCAGCTTTTAAAGCAGAACTTGATTCACTGGAAAAATATATGAACGGTGAGGTGTATGGCTATATGGTAGATGGAGGTGACGGTGATTCTTGTTGGGGTTATTATTCCATGGATCATGCTATAGAAGATGCAAAGTCTATCATCGACTGTGAAACTGAAGCTGCATGATTTACGGCCGTTCCGGTTTATTCCGAAACGGCCGGCATTATCTAACTTAAAACTCGGGAATTATGGATAAAAACAGAAATTGGTTTGGCGTGGATGCTAACAATGAAGCATCTCTATTTGAATACGGTTTCCTTATGCGTTATCAGGGGAACGGTAAATATAGAGTTATTTATCTTGCAGGTTTTGAAAATGACAAACCTGTATTTGCTATGGGTTGGTTTAATCCTCAAGAATGGCAAAATGACTTTATAAAAAGTATGAATAAAGACCAGTATCCGGACGCAAACGAGGTGGCATCAATCTGTGGTGATAGCGACGGAGCTCACTGGCTTTTAAGTGTAAAAGATAATCCTCAGTCTATGCTGAGTGATATACTGTCATGTTATTCATACCAGGATGTTTTCGGGTGTAATTGCTATGGCTCGGTATTTACAGAACCACAAATCCGCAAACGCCTGAATCGTGCACTTGCATGATTCATTTCCGGTTCCGCCTTGCAGCGGTGCCGGATGCTATCGTATAATTAAATTATTGGAATTATGACACAAGAAACATTTAATCTGCTGGATCATTTTTCAAGTGAAGGAATAGATAGTGGTAGTTATGGATTTGTTCAAGACGAAAACACAAAAGAGTATTTCGGAACGAATGAAGATGTAAATCTTGAGGGTATGTACTTATACATCTATCAAAGAAAAGATGATTGGTTTGCACATATTAAAGAAAAACCGGAATATACCTTTGATCTGGACGGGAAAGATAATCTATTCCTATTCAAACTTGATTGATTTATACAGGCGGCTGCTGATTATCCGGTAGCTGCCTGCTTTATGTCTAACTTAAAAATGTTTGAATTATGACAAAAAGAGTGACTTTAAAAGGAAACATCATCTATGAAACGAATAGATGGGAAATTAGAGATTTATTGAAAAAATATCCTGGATATATCAAGATAGATTTTTCAGATAACAATTTTCGTAGGAAAAAATATCATGGGTGCGACAAACTGATAATTTATGCTTGGAGATACCATGGCGAATGGTCGGACCCGACAAAAGAGATAATTCTACGTTACTACAAGCCGAAAGCAGCCTGAAACTGCTTCCGGATTCTTTTATGTCTAACTTAAAAACAAAAGAATTATGCTTACAATCGAAATTCCTAAAACAAATGCAAAAGAATCAGCTGAAGACAAATTAGCTAAATATATTTTAGATGGTTTAAATAGTTCTCCTGATCATTTTTTCCGTTTTGAATATTATTATTCTGGCTGCAGCATGGGTGAATATGGTAATTTATCATATTACAAGAGTGAAAAAGAAGGTAAAGCGACTGTTCCAGTGATAAAAAAAGTTCTAGCTGCTTTTACAGATAAAGGCTATCTTGTAAATGACTATTGTAGCAATAGTAACATTGCATTTGTAAAAATACAAAGATGAAAGTGAAACAAAAGCCGGGAACGATTTATAATTCCTTCCGGCTTCTTTTATGTCTAACTTAAAAACAAAGGAATTATGGAAAAGTCAAAATTGTTGAAAGCACGTGTCTATGTAGGCACATACAAGAAATACAACGAAGGTTCTTTATTCGGAGAATGGATGAGTATAGCCGACTATGAATCAAAAGAAGATTTCCTGGATGCCTGCAAAGATTTACACAGTGACGAAGAAGAACCGGAGTTTATGTATCAGGACTACTCAAATATACCAGACGGGATGATAAACGAAAGCTATATCGACCCGCGTATATTTGGAATCATTCAGTGTGCAAAAGATATGAATGACATAGAGATTGAAGCATTCTTTACGTTTCTTGATATGTACTTCGTGGATTATTCCTATATCAAAGACGGGGAAGAGCTCGTAGAAAAGTTCAGAGAAAAATATCAGGGCCAGTTCGATACTGAAGAAGCGTGTGCTACCTATATGGCAGAACTGGAATGGCCGGAAGAACTGGAAACAGAGTTCGGTCAATATTTCAATTATGAAGCGTATGCCAGGACATTGCTTGTCAGCGGATACCGTCATCAGGGTGATTTCTATTTCTGTGTAGATTAAACATTTCGGCAGGTTTTTGAGAATCTGCCGGAGCCTATTGTCTAACTTAAAATTTATAGAATTATGGAATCAGGAAAAATGTACAGAATGGATTGGTCAAATGGTTTTCAGATGGTAGAAATCGGTAAAAAAGTTCTCGAAGTAGGCCAGCGCGTTTATGGATTCTTAGGTTATGGAGGAAGCGAAAGCGGTAAGTTTATCGTAACTTCTGCACCTGACATTCACGGACGGCAGCAGATGGCAGAAATCGGAGGATGGCACCGTTTCGCATATTGGAGAGTAGGACAGGACGACCAACCGTTATCAAAGCAGTTTGGTATCGGTTACTATTGGGACGACAAAGACCCCGATTACCGTATGCCGGAACAGGAAATTGCCAAACTGGTTCACCAATGCGAGGTGCAGCAGGCATGGAATGAACGTCTGGAGAAAAACAAACGTATAGCCAGCCAAAAGCGTACCGAGCAGCTCCGAAAAGAGTATGGCTCGATACTGACAGAAAGCAAAGGCGGATATGACGACAAGACAGCCAAACAGAACATGCTTGTGCTTCTGAAACGTGCTTTTCCGGGTGTAAAGTTCTATTCCAAAAAGAATGGTTCAAACAGCTACAACGTAAGATGGACGGACGGTCCGACCGAAAAGATGGTTGGTAAAATCTGTTCTATGTTTGCTGACACAACCTTTAATGGATACACAGACATGGAAGAAAACATCGGAAACGAGTTCACTGCTTTATATGGCGGAATCGGATATACGCCGGATTTGGAGCGAAGCTATTCTGATAAAGTATGGAATGAGGCAAAAGAAAAGTTCTATGCCAAACATCCCGAGGCTGTAGGCATAAATGAAACAAGCCAGTTTGTCCCGAAATCTTATTCAGAGTTTGTAAAACACGACCAGTACACATGTGCGTCAAGTTGTGTTCGCGGTTATCTGAAAGATGTAAATCTTTATCAGGAGCCCGAAGAAAAACCTGTAAAATCAACCCTCAAAACCGTAGGAAATGCAGGCGATCTGCAGCTTGTAGATTATAGCGAAAAGGCTGTGGCCATCATCGGTAATACCCGCGAATATGTGGAAAAGCTAAAAGAGCTTGGCGGACGATTCAACGGTAAGCTGAAATGCGGTGCAGGTTGGGTTTTCTCAAAGAAACGCGAACCGGAGCTGAGAGCAGCTTTCTCTCTGTAATGTAGAAGGCAGCCGGAAGTGATTCCGACTGCCTTACTTATGTCTAACTTAAACTATTGGAATTATGATGACATTAGAAGATTTCAAGAAATCAAACATGTGTTGGAATGGGAACGGATATTACACTACCGAAAAAGAATGGAACAGCAACTACCAGATAGCAAATGATGTGGAAAAAGAGTTTTTTACCCACTATGATAAATCACTTATGCAGCCGCAAAAAGGAGATATGATAGAGTTTGTAAATTACAATAGTCTTTATCCTCATGCTCAGGTTGAAAGCGTTGATAAACACGGAATGATGTATGTATGTGAAGAAGGAAGTACATGGACTGACGGAGAGTATTTCTCTACATCTGGCGGTTCATTTACTCATGTCCACTCTTCAAGATTTGAGTTTGTAGGCTATGAAGACCGCGTATTCTGGACCTGGGGTTGTTATGGAGCAGGTGCACAACAAGGGATTTACTTCACTATAAAAGTGAAAAAGTTTCGCCAAAAAGAAATGAAGGTTGTGCCTATGCACAAGATATACTTCAACAATCCGCATTACATGAGAGAAAGAAGCTCAAAGGTAGTAATTATGCAGGATTTCATGTACATATTTAAAGAGTTCTATACTATCAAGGCATTTAAAGAATGGGCTGGATATGTAGGACTTACTTACAGGAAAGATGATTCCGGTCAGTATTATGCAAATCAGTTTTTAAAGAGTGAATACTTTTGGAAACTTGAAGAACTTCCTGAAGGATGCAAGCCTGTAGAAGACTGGTGCAACGGTAGCAAAGTAAGATGTTTTGCTCATAACGATGGCAAAACACTGACTATCTATCGTCCGAATCCAAACGCGAAAGATGTTTACGTTCCTATGACTTAACCGAATGCCGGACGGAGAGTGATACTCCTCCGGCTGCAATGTCTAACTATAAAACGATTGAATTATGGAAACTACAATGTACAAAGGTAAACTGAGAAAATATCATCTGCAGCAGTATTGTCAGGAACTCCGTCTGGAACAACTCAAGATTTGGGACAGGTATGACGAAGACCTTAAAAACAAAAAAGAGGATATAGCATTCTTCTGGTACCCCGGATGCGTGCTATGTTGCGACAGGTCAGTAGAAGATTTTCGTTCAAGGGACTATTTTGAAGTTGCTCGTATATTTCACTCCGGTGAAATACAATACAATCTGGACTATCAGGAAGTTTCGGAAGAGACCAAAAAGAAAATCGAAGAAGCTGCGGAGAGAATAAAGCAAAAGAACAAAGGCAGATGCAGTTCTGATTATTAACAGCGTATGGGAGTCTGAAACTCCCTACGGCTGGCATTGTCTAACTTTTAAGTAAACGAATTATGGATATAAAGAAACTTAGTTTATCAGAGAAAAATCAATATGCAGTAACAAACATTTTACAGTCAATTGATAACACCAGGACATATTGCTCCTATCTTGAAAATTCAGAGCTACAGTCTGATCTTGAAGAAATGATAGAAAAATTCAAGAAGAAAGTGGAAAAGAAAATTTCTGATAACTTTTGATTTATAGTCGGACGGAGAGCGATACTCCTCCGGCTGCTAATGTCTAACTATTAAAACAAATGAATTATGAGATTAGAAAAAGGAACTGTAGAAGATTTAGCAGCAAATGGTTATGAATTGCGTCCTACATTTTACGGATATGAAATCTACCATGAAAAAGGATTTGAATATTCTTATAACTACTATAGTATAGAATCATGGAGAGAATGGAATCCTACGTTATCAGAAGGAGAAATAGAAGTAAAAAGAAAAGAAAGAGCAAAAGACTTCGCTGATAATTATTATTCCAAAGGCCGGTGGTTTAGTGAATCCACTGAATTATATGTGTTTAAAGGATATGATATAGTATGCGTAATAAAAAATCTCCCTAAATATACCGAAACAAAAAAAGAGTACATACGGAAACGTATAGAAAAAGCTGAAAAAGCATACAATAGTTATTATGGAGGGTTTTGTAAGAAGATTCAGGAACTTTTGAGAAAAGAACAGATTGAACATGGATTCTGGATATATCCAACTACATACGGTATTGGAGTTTGGGTGTTCTTTAATTTTCACGCATCAGAATGTATTAATATAGTAACAAATTTATTGAAGAAGTACAATATAGAATACTATAATGAATATTCAGAAGCCCACTATGTATATCGTTTTAAAATCAGTAAAAAAGAAGCGAACAGGCTGAAGTTAGCTGCTTAATTTAAAGCTGGTGGTGAGAGTAATTCCACCTCCGGCTACATTGTCTAACTTAAAAAAATGGAATTATGAGAACAGTATCATTAGAAAAACAGATTGCAGGTATTATCAATGACGGTCAGGTACTCCGTAGCGAAGAATACAGAATGTGTGGTGAAACGGTAGAAATAAAAACCATAAAGGAAGGCAACTTCAAGTGTACGGTTCCAATGGGATATATGAAAGAGCTGCTGGCCAACGCACGCCGTATGTCACGTAAAAAACCTGAAAAATATCCGGTTCCTCAGACACAAAACATTCTGGCATTCCTTTCCAATCATCGCGAAGTGATTCCTTATTATGTGAAGATGATCAAAGAAAAGAAACCTTTATCATGGTTTCAGATTCAGATGATAGATAATTTCCCAGAGAAAGCACAGTCAATCATAAAAGAGTCTTTGACCGGTACAAGATCTAATCTTCAGCATGTGCTTGCCACAATGCCTACGGCATGGATTAAATATACAGCACAGACTGTATAATCCAATCATTTCCGGTGTGCTTTTATCGGCACACTGGATGCCATTGTCTAACTATAAAATTTTGGAATTATGAAAGTAGAAAAAAACATGATTGAGGAAGTAGCTAATGGTAAAACAAACATTAAAGGTAAAGCTGTAGAAATTGCAAAAAAAATCATTGACCAAAAGCTTGTATCTAAATTTAGAAGTTACGCATTCTTTTGTTACGGTAATATTGATGATATATACGATCTTCAGGACTGTTTACTAGACTTCAGTTGGTTCGGAGCAGAAATAAAAGTACAGGATATTCCTGAAAATATTCATCCTTTCAGGAAGCTCAGCATATTCGGCATGACTATAGAAGATTCACTGAAAAATCTGTTTAATGAACTTACAGAAAGCAGCAAGAAATTAGAGGCATGTGAGAATAAAGTGTTTACTGTTAGAGGTACGAGAGGGAAATTTAAACTTATGTACACTGCACTTCACTATTGTTTTGGTGAGGGACGTATCACCGAAAAAGAATGTCTTGACATGATGCGTATATAGCTCATATCCGGACTCAGGATTGCATCCTGATCCGGATCAATGTGTAACTATAAGATTTTGGAATTATGAGCAAAACAAAATTCAATAAAAACGGAACAGTAAGCATTTTAAGTCTGACGAAAGACGAGTATAATGCGTTACGCAGTGTTATGTATTCATCTAAAAGATGTTTTGACGAACCGGACGAAGATCAAGGCTATTACAGTAACGATGACTTCGTTTGTCTTCTGTCAAAAGAAGAAAAAGAAGCATTAGATAATTTGGAAATATAAATTCATCTACCGCTGTGAAGCGGAAGTTTTTAAGTTAGTAATCCAGCCGCAGGAAAAGTGATTTTCCTTCGGCTACTTGAGAAAAATAACTATATTTACAACGTCAAACTTTTATAATTATGGGAAATACATTTAAGCCATTCTCTTTTTATGGAGAAATAAACAGTGATACACTTGAAGAGTATCACTACCAGGCATTATGCAAAGCAAAGGAAATTCACGGAGAAGTGAAAGACATATCATGCGATTCTCTTACTCTTGATATCATGGTAGGAGAGGATTTTAAGAAATACGATTTAGGTATGTACGACGATAAGGTAGCCATGCAATCGGAAACCGGAGAAGTAATTGTCGTATGTGACACTATCAAATAATTCCATAGATTAGTTTTTAGTTAGTTCAGGTCTGGTGGGTAGTGATACTCTTCCGGACTACAAATGTTTAATATGAAACGTGAGACACACGTAAAACTGTATAGAATTATGGCTCGCTATAAAATCATTGGAGAAACAAACGGATGGATTGCAGAACGTGACATAAAGTTTAATGGGAAAACGGAAATCACCATTGATAAGGATTTATCTCTTCAAGATGCGCAAAAAAAACTTCTTGATATGTATAATTCATATTATGAAGATGAAAGACCTTATGCAAAAAATTGGGGAATTGCAGTTATACACTCGCAGAAACACAGAGAAGGCGCAAACCAGACATCCCCTGACGGGACTAGAAGTTTTGATTTTGACAGTAGGCGTTTCTCAATAATAGAACAGAATGAAGACGAAGGAGAAGCATGAGCAGTAGGGAATAGATAAAGTGATTTATCTATCCCACTATTAACCAATAAAAGATTTGAATTATGATTACTTACGAAAAAATATTTAAAAGAGTTAGCTTCTAATTGTGCTTATGTAGAAATTATCAAAGTATAATAAACAGCAAATAATTTCCTACCGCTGTGAAGCGGAAGTTTTAAGTTAGACCAGGCCGACGGAGAGTGATACCCCGCCGGCCTACTTTATTTTTAAACTACAAGACTATGAATAGAGAAAGAAGAAAACGAATCGAAAAATTGCAAGACTCACTCTGTGAAATACAAAGTGAATTGGAAAATCTGATAGATGAAGAAAATGAAGCCTTCGATAACCTTCCGGAACAATTTCAGGATGGAGACCGAGGACAGCAAATGCAAGAGTATATTACCTACATGGAAGATTCTCTTAGCAACATCGAAGAAGCAACAGAATGGTTAAACGAAATAGTATCATAGAATTATGGGAACAACAATCTTTGCAGTAATCTGCACCCTGCTTTTTGCAGGCTATCTGGTGGTAAGATACCGCCGATACAACATTCACCGTGCGTTGAAACTTCCGAAACATCCTCCGGTTTATCCGGACAGCGCGATGAAGTCGGCACAGGCCATCGGAGATTTTCTGTTCTACCGGGCCAAAACCTGCGGCGTGTATTTCATGACGGCCGACAAGGATACGGGCGTATCCTACGAGGCCATCCGCGACATATCGCGAGGAAAAGACACGCACATAGTGAACTTTATCCGTATGGCGCACTATCTCGGCTGTGAGGTGGTGGTCCGGCAGACCGGAACCAGCGACACGGAAGACCCGGCCACCACACCGCAGGTATATGCCGAAATGATTTCTCGTATTGAGGAAGAAAACAGACGGTAACTTTTTACCGTCTGCAAATAAAAAGCTATATTTGTATCATCATTTAACAGTGGGGGCAACACTGGAAAATTCCGCATCGACATCATGACAGATTCTAAAAACCTTAAAGTCATTGTATCTAACTTCGACAGCGAAGAAATGTACATCATCAACGCCGGAAACGTGAAAAATGTATTCCTGCATGACTGTTTCGACGAATACGGACAGAACATCGACGAAGAAGCTGCCGGCGACTATTCCCTGAAAAACACTTACTGCGACGAGATTTTACGCGAAATGATCCAGGAGGGCGAAAAGCGATTCGGTCTGGAGTTCCAAGACATGAAGCTGGACTATTCCGACATGACAATTCTGAACGCAGAAGAAATCGGTCTGGCAGAACGGGAAGAAGAAATCAATTCCTTCATCAAGGAGTTTGAGCGTGAAAACGCGAACTACATAGAATGTGAGTCAATTAATTATTGGGACGATTGCAACAACCGTTCCATCATCATCGGCGACGAAACGGTATGCGGACAATTCCACTACGCGGACGATGAACTTCAGGCAAAGATCCTGAAAGAATACGAGGAAGTGAAGAATCCGTACTACGACGAACCGACAGAAAGCATACCGACCGAAAACTATGTGTTCACTTTCAGCCGCTATGCGAAAGACAGCTTCTGCGTATGTGCAGTAAGAACGAAAGATGAATACACACTTTAATCCAAACAAACAGATAACATTTAAGCGTGGGGGCAACACTGGAAAATTCCGCATCAACATCATGAAAAAAACATGTTTACCTCTGATTAATTTTGGCGAAGAACTGACAGGAATACGCAACGAAAATCTGCGTTCCGGCATATTGGTAGGGAATCTGGACAGGCTCACAGCCGACTGGATAAACGTGGACAGCATCTACGAAGACCCGGATAAAGACAAATACATGAGCGAGTTTCTTCATTCGCTCAGCTTCCACAAGGAAGAAGTAAATTCTATCACAATCTGGTGGGCCAAGTTCCAGGGAGTTTATGTGATATTCAAGAATCACAACGGCCTTTCGTTCTCCACAGAAGACAGATTCGGAATAAACTACCTGCTTGACCTTGGATTCCAGTTCGACGTACCCAGGGAAACGCCGGAGCGTGTGATTGAAGAAGGGAAGCTGAAGGTAGAAGTCTATTCCGACAAGATTCGCATCTTTTCGCCCTACGACAAGAAATTTGTCAAGGGACTGAACAAGATAGGGAAATGGGACGGACGCTCCTGGGAGTTCAAGGGAGAAAACATTGAGTTGGCATTGAACTGGGCCAACAAGATATTCGGTACAAAACTTAATCTCGATTAAGCCATGCAAATATTTCTACCATCGCCAAGCTGTCTGCAAACTGCCAGACAGCTTGATCAGCGTCGGCTCAACAAGCAGATAATAGAAGCCGCGCAAATACTCCGAGCCATCGACGGAGAAGGGAAAGGATGGCGCAACCATCCGGCCACACGGATGTACAGACCGCATAAGAACTGGCTCCAGCTTTACCGCTCCTGCCTGATGGCCTATCAGCAGGGAGACATGGAAGCTGCCAGCGCAATCAGCCATCAGGCCGATGCAGTCCGTCCGCCGTTCGTCACGGATGACTTCTGCCGGCAGCACGCCAGACGGCTCTACACCAAAGCGCCGGAGTTGTACCCGCAGTTCTCCTCCCTCGGCACCAGCATAGAGAACTGGTATGTGGTAGATGGAAATCTCCTCCGCTATGTGAATGGAAAAAGGATATGAAAAAGGCTGTCCGAAAGAACAGCCTTTTCCAGACGCCCGCTGTATGTAAACTAAACATACTAAATTTCAATTCCATAATGGTTCGATTAATGAGCGTCTGCAAATGCTCTGTAGCATCTTTTGCAAAGATAAGAATATTTTAAAACAAGCCACATGAAAGCAATAAAAATTTCACCGGATAAAGAAGAAATGGAAAGCCACAGCAGTACTGTATCTTTCTACATACCTCAAGAAACGATTAAAGAACTTCCACGCACGGACGATGAAGACTGCCCGATAGGAGATTTTATCGCAGAGTGGGAAGGAAACCTCTACAAGATTCATCCGCTGGGAGCATTTCCACCGCAATATGGCGAGGGACTTACAGTCGTAGGCGTGCGGCCCGAATCTCCCATGAGCGCACGAGAAAAAGTAGGATGGAACCTTATGATGGCCCGGCGTGAATCCGGATTAGACATTGAAACCCTGGCCGAACGTGTCGGAATAAACTACATTACTCTATACAAAATAGAAGAAGGCCGATTTACGGCTAATTCAGAAATGCTCCAGCGCATAGCAGAGGCTATGGGGAGAAACATTGAATTTATTTAACGCACAAAGCAATTATTATTTGGTGCATTTTATAAAATAAATAACGAATTTAAACCGAAATCAGTTTAAATTCGTTATTTTTGCCTTGTAAAAGAAAAACAATCAATTAACTATAAAAGCAGGGCAAATGATCTATACTAACCAACGACGCAGGGAGCTGAACAAAGCTCTGTTTTCCAAACTGCAAAATCCCCTTATTACTGTACTCGCCGAGGAAGGCGACCCACACATTTTTCTTGAAAACCTGCCAAAGGATGCCGAGGAAATTCCCACAGACGACTGTCTGGTCCGGAATGTACCGCGCGGCGTGCTTCCGTGGAACCAGGTGATGCCGGTATTCATTCCGGCTATGTTCAACGGGAAAAATGTCTACCTGGTGAACTATGTGAACAACTCGAAGGAAAGCATCCAGATGGCGCTGGAAAAGCTGGACACGTGCGGAATGTACTATGTTCCCGGCATGAAGCTGGAGAAAGGAGTGGATTATGAATGAGTTCAAGAAGATGGCCATGCAGGGATGCCTTGTCCTGATTGCCCTGATTGCGGTAGTGGGCTTGTGTCTGTACGGTATTATTTGCCTGATACGAGAATTTATCTGACGTATGGAAGAGAAAAGATATTACTACAAGGTGTCGCTTTCCGACACGCACCGCGGACGCTGCATCCGCGAGTTTATGGAGAAAGGGAAGAAAGCTTCCGAAGCTGCCGACCGTCTGGCTGCCGAGCTGGGAGCCGAGTCACGGACGGACCGTCCGGGATGTCTGTATCCCGGGGTCGGTATAGGTAGTCTGAAGTTCAAACGGGTGCCCAACCTTTTTGCATACCAGTTTATCGGGAAAGGAGAATACATCCCCAACATGCAGAACGAGAAAGGACAGGCCATCGCCCGTAAAATCGTAGACCTGCCGGACGTGACTTCCAACGACTTCCGGGTAGCGTTCGGAATACCAGTCAATCAAAACCGCACACCGCAATGGTTTGTCTACAAGGAGAAAGCGTATCTGTGCAGCCGCTATCCTTTAGGAGAAGAATATGAAACAATACTTCAAAAGGAGTTTGAATCCAAGAAAAAGAAAATATGAGCTACCAGGTGAATCTGTTCCGGAAGCCTCCGGTGATAAACGAAGTGGTGTCGCGTGCGGAATACCGCGAAATACTGCTCGCACGCATGGCAGCTGGCGACCTCTATGCGGCGGAAACACTGGCTATGGTACGGAAAGCCGACATGGCACTGGATTTGCTTCGAGAAAAACCGATATATAAGAAAACAAAAAATGGCCCCGTTTGATATTGCTTTGATTTGCATACTGACTTTAGCTGGCGGTTGGGCAATCATTTTCTTTATAGGATTGTGTCTGTCGGCTATGAAATATATGTTTAGGTTGATTAAAGAAATGATGGAGGATTGACATGGGATGTTTTATTTGCGCAAAATGCGGATGTGTGGACAACACCGCCACATCGGAATACTGGAGCATAGTCACGAAATTAGCTCCAGACGCAGAATGGGACGAAAGCCTTCTCCCTTACAAGTGGAAGCCTCTTTGTTCGGAGTGCTGCAAAATTGAATTTGACGAAACCGGAAATCACGCACGATACGTTCCCGGAAAATGGCACGGGAAATTCCCGAAGAAAAAAGCCACGGAGGATCAAAAACGCCGTGTGGGAAAAGACGGACTGATTCACCCTTAAAAGAAACGATTATGGAAGAAAAGATTTTTAAACATGTAATGATAGATACGGAAACGATAGGACGTGCTCCCGGGAGCGTGATCCGTTCGCTGGCCGCCGTAGAGTTTGATCCGGAAACCGGAGAAACCGGACGGGAAAAGGTGTGGAAAGTTGACCTTACCGATTCCATCCGCTACGGGTTCAAGGTAGAAGCATCTACACTGAAATGGTGGATGATGCAGTCGGAGGAAGCACGCCGCGATTTTGTGGAAGGTGCAGAAACTCCACTGGTGGATTTTCTGGATGATCTGGATGATTTTCTGAGCTGCGTGAACGAGGAAAATGATTTTACGTTATGGTGTCTTCAACTGGACTTCGACGTCCCCATGCTCCGCTCGTATTATGCCTGGTACAACCTAAACGTGCACGGGTGCGACGAAGAGGTGCTTCCGTGGAACTTCCGGAAGGTGCGCGATGTGCGTCCGTACATGGATGCGTTGGATAGTGCAGGTATTCTTCCTCCGAAAGTGGCGGACAGACACACTCCGCTTGCCGACTGCCTGGCACAAATCAACTATGTGTATTTGGCCATGAAACATAATCTCGTAATCAGATAGCGGTATGCCGGAAGCACGTATTTTCAATATGGATTGCATGGAAGGAATGACTTCACTTGAAAGCCATTCCTTAGACTGCATTATCTGTGACCTTCCGTATGGAGTTTTGAACAAACAGAATCCTCATGCGAAATGGGACACAGAGCTTCCACTTGAAGAACTATGCGCTCAGTATCGTAGACTGATAAAACCAGATGGAGCCATTATCTTATTCGGACAGGGCATGTTTACTGCACGTCTGATGCTCAGCAATCCAAAAATGTGGAGATACAATCTGGTATGGAAGAAAGGGACACGTGTATCTGGTTTTCTTAATGCCAACCGTATGCCGTTGCGCAACCACGAAGATATTGCAGTTTTTTATCAGAAGCTTCCGGTATATCATCCACAGATGACAATAGGAGAAAAGAATCACGGAAGGAATACAAGAGGCCCCCAATCAAACAACAAATGCTATGGGGAATTTAGGGTAGTCGATACAGTATTTACCAACGAAAAATATCCTCTCTCGGTAATAGACATTCCAAAAGAGCATGACACTTTCTATCATCCTACTCAAAAGCCAGTAGCTCTACTGGAATACCTTATCCGTACTTATACAAACGAAGGAGATACGGTAATGGACAACTGTATGGGAAGCGGGACGACCGGTGTAGCGTGTATGAATACCGGACGAAACTTCATTGGGTATGAAAAGGAGAAAAAATACTTCGACATTTCTAAAGAAAGAATATTTGCAATAAAAAATGAACAGTATGCCGATAAGTGAAACATATAACATGGACTGTATGGAATACATGAAATCCATACCCGACAAGTTCTTTGAACTGGCCATCGTGGACCCTCCATACGGACTGGATGCAAAAAGCGTTCGTTGTGGTGGTGGAAAATATAAAAATAGTTGTTTAGCTAGGGGAGATATTAGGAAATGGGATATAAGACCATCAAAAATATATTTTGACGAATTATTCCGAGTGAGCAAAAATCAAATTATCTGGGGAGGGAATTATTTTCCACTTCCTCCAACTCGTTGTTTTGTTTGTTGGGATAAGCAAAAAAAATTAGAAAACTTTTCCCAATGTGAATTAGCATGGACTTCTTTCAATAAGCCGGCAAAGCTTGTGTCTATATCAAACACTGGTCCAAAAGTAGACAAAGGGAAGTTTCATCCCACACAAAAGCCTGTCGACCTGTACGCTTATTTGCTTCGAACTTTTGCCAAGCCTGGAGACAAGATTCTGGATACTCACCTGGGAAGTGGAAGCAGCCGTATAGCCGCTTTCAAAATGGGATTTGATTTTTATGCCACTGAGATAGACCGTGAATATTTCGAGGCGCAGGAAAAACGATTCCGTGAAAGCTGCCTGAACGAAATAGAAACCGTACACGGGAAACTGATACAAGGAGATTTATTCAAGCCATGAACGTCACCACCGACACAATCAACCAAATATACCAGTATGCCACCTATCGCATGAACGAGCGGTGCGGAGAAACCGTAACCGTACCGGGAATGGCGGGAGGTGCGCATACCTTCTGCCGGAGCAGGCTGGAAGAGAAATACATGTTCGTGCTTTCGGCGGTGAAAGGACTTCCACGTGTGATGCGTTACAGCCAGCGTCCGGAAGGTGCACCGTGGATTCTGGCACGCGGGCACGGAAGCCGGTACGAGGGAGCCACGCTGGAATCTGCCGAACGGTTGCTGGTGATGGCTATAGCGCTGGGGATGGTACGTGTGATGAAACCGTCCAGTTCTTCATGTGACGTGCCGAACGTGGTGATTGACGACGAACGGCTGCGCAAGATGGAAATGATGCAGCCAAAACGTACAAGACGCTTTCCTTTATTAAACTGGAAATAATCAGGAAATACATGATTTTCTAATCGAACTTATCTTCTTAAAAATTAGCTAAACTCGGCTATCCCCCTTGTCAATTCTGACATACAAAACCATAATTTTACAAGACTGAAATTAAAATCAAATCAACAATAATTTATTTATCTATTTAGAAATATCACCAAATATTTCTTTTTTCGGTTTAAATTAGTTATTTTTGGAACGAATTTAAACCGCTTATTGGGTAATAAATTATTGGTATGTTTTTTAGTTCCTGCACGTGATGTGTAGGAACTAACTTAAAAGAATAGATAATATGAATAAAAATAGGAAATGCTACAACTCCGGTAAAATCGGCGGGCTGCCGTATCTGAAGGCATACAAGAACTTCGAGAAGGCCGACCGCGAAATAGCCGCAATGGGTTTCACTCCAGTGAATCCGATTATCCTCGGTCTGAAGCCATCCCGCCCGTACTGGATGCACATGGTGTGGGATATCCTGCTACTTTCCCGCTGCGGGCATATCTATCTGCAACAGAACTGGAAGTACAGCCGTGGAGCGAGAATCGAGTTCCGCGTGGCGAAGTTCCTGGGCATACAGATATGGTTTCAGGAAAATCCGGGGGAAGAAAACAGATTTACCGATAATTTTTGTGACGTGATGAAATCGAAATAGCCAATTCATAAATAACGGCTCCCGTGCTAAGTGCGTGGCGCACATTTCCATAACAAGTTTAGTTTAAAAGTTTTGACAAATTCTCACTTCAGGGGTTCGACTCCCCGGCGCGGGACTAAATCTTAAAAGAAATGACATTAGACGAAAAAATAGAATACTCCATTAATCTGCTGCGCAAGAGTGAAGAGATGGCATTGAGAATGGACCCCGAAAACGGCTTTTATCTTGCATTTTCGGGTGGGAAAGATTCTCAGGCTCTCTATCATCTTGCCGTGCAGGGAGGGGTGAAATTCAAGGCTCACATGAACCTTACGAGCGTGGACCCACCTGAAGTGATACGTTTCGTAAAAAAGAACTATCCGGATGTGGAACTGATAAAGCCACGTATAAGCATATATGATATGGCTAAAAAGAAGGGATGTCTTCCTACCCGGCTTGTGAGATGGTGCTGTGAAGAGTTTAAGGAAATGTCCGGTGCAGGAAAAGTTACTCTGATTGGAATACGCAAATCAGAGAGTACGAACCGGAAGAAAAGAAATGAAATTGAAACGGGAGACCGTAAATTCTCCGGGACATTTGACCAGTGGAGCGAGCATCAGGAAAAAATGGTGACATGTGTAGGTGGAAAAGACAAAATACTGGTTTCTCCGATCCTTTACTGGACTGAAAAGGATGTATGGGACTACTTGAAACGAATGCACATTCCATATTGCGAGCTGTACGACAAGGGTTATAAACGGATAGGATGTATCATGTGTCCCATGTCGAACTACAAACAGAATGTGCGAGAAATGAAAGATTTCCCGCATGTAGGGAAAAACTGGAGGAAAACAATTGAATGGCTTATCGAAAACAAATGGAAGGATAAACCGCTTTTGCAAGATCCGGATATGGCCCTGAAATGGTGGATAAGCAAGAAGTCTTTCAAAGAATTTTATGCAGACGAAGTGATGCAGCAGAAATTAGAGTTTAAAGATTAAAAGAAACGATATGATTAACAAATGTACATTCATTGGTAATCTGGGGAAAGACCCCGATTATAAAGTGCTGGAGAGCGGTCACAAGGTAGCAAGTTTCTCCATCGCCTGCAGCCGGAAGGTGAAGAACAAGGAAAGCGGAGAAACAAAAGAATATACGGAATGGATTCCCGTAGTGGTCTGGGACAATCTGGCCGAAATTATCAGTCAGTATGCGAGAAAAGGTTCGCAGGTGTATGTGGAAGGAGAGTTCCGCACACGAAGCTACGAGGCCGAAGGAACCGGAGAAAAACGATACGTTTCCGAAATCTGGGCACGCGACATCCGTCTGCTCGGGCGGAAAGCAGAATCATCGGGCGCACCGCTACCGTCATCTCCCGAAAACTTCGGCGCACAGCCAACTCCGGCTTCTGCTCAGTCATCGGCCCAGCCTGTTCAAACGGCACCACAACAGCCTACGCAGGGCACGCTGAACCTGAACGAAGAAAAGGACGACCTTCCTTTCTAATACGAACAGATTAATCACTCAGAGATATGAACGAATTTACAAACCCGGCAGGGAATCTGGGAAACAATCCTTTCTTGCAGGCTCCCTCCACCATTGTTCCCCTGAAAGGGAGAAGCACCGATACGGGACTGGTTGCTTCACTCAACCGCCCGAAATCCATGATTTCCGGTGTAAGAAGCCGGTTCGACCGCTACACGGCACAGCAGCGTATGGCCAGTGCCGACATTCTGAATGCCCACCTGCTCATGGTGGAAATCATGATGACCAATATCACACAGAAATACATCTACGAAGTGGTTTCCTGCCTGAAGGAACGCGGATTGATGCGTCACAATATGAAACGAAGGGTCAACGAACTGGTGGCTCTCTCTACCGACCTGATGAAGCGATGCAACGCACACGACGCCATGCAGGTGCGTACCTTCACAGAAACCATCTATCCCGGACTGACAGAAAGTTTCATGAGGGGGGGCGGCACACTGACACAGAAACTTCAGAACATCTTCTGGAAGACCTACGGAGAAAAAATCAACGTCATTTATTTTGCCACAAAGAACGCGCTCGACAAGTGCAACGTGCGACAGAGCGACCTCGTTTCCAACATGGAGATGGTGGCCATGATGTGCACCACCGGCATCGAGTTCTACGACTGTATGTGCCGGAAGGTAGACGGGCTGCTATACGGAATGGGGCAAGTAAAGCGTCAGAAAAGCCAGCACAACGAAAAGATGATGGCTGCCGTGAAGGACATGTTGCGTGAGATGGTAGGGAACATTGAAATACCTGATAAAGAGGGAACTGATGTACGAACGCTTACCGCCCAGTTCCAGATGGAGCTGGTGAAGGACGACCTGCTGAAAATGGTGGAGAGCGGAATCGTATCGCTGCAGGTGGAGTTTATCGAATATGTCATCGCCAGCCTGCGCATGAAGATGGCCGGCAAAGGGCTCCGCTTTCAGGATTACCGCACACTGATGGCTCGCATGGGTACAAAGAACAACGTGCGCATGCTGCTGAAGGAAATCGCTTCGCTCCCGCTTCCCGAATCGGAAGACTATGAGGTGTACGATGTGATGGAAATGCTTCCCGACGCAAAGGCGGAAGGAGAAAGCGTGATTGACAAGTTCCGTCGCCTTTGCCTGGAAGATCATATCCGCACGGTACCGGAAACGAACGAGGCCATTACCCTGCGGAAACTCCGTCAGGAAGTCTATCGCAATCACGGCACATTGAGCATGCTCACTCTCCGCTATCTGTACAATGTGTTCGGCACCAAAAAGGCAATGACGGAATACATCGCGCGGGCGGATGCCGACGTGATGGCGCGTACACTCCGTAAGCTGAAAACGGTCAAAGTGAGTCAGCTTGCGCTAAAAGACGGATGCCGCTACGAGCTGAACCTCGGTGCAGGCGTCCGCACGCTGTATGAGATGCGTGGATACACGAGAGAGAAATTCGCATCTATGGCCGGGGTAGGTACCGACCGCCTGCTGGAACTGGAGGCTATGGGCGACCTGGCATCCTATCCCCATGCGGAGAAGGTAGTCGGTCCTTTCGTGACGGATGTGGGGAAACTGCTGGGTACAGACCCACGCTATGTGCTTTTTGCTTCGCTGCGCGAAACGGAAGAAAAGGGAACACTACCGGAAGTGTACAAACGGCTTTTCCGGGAGATGGAGAATGTGTATAACGATAAATCTAAAGAAAATGGGAAAGAAGGAAAAAAGGAATAAGGCGTATTGGATAACCGAATCTGGATTAAGAAATATTATTCTTCAAAACATTAAAGAACAATTAGGATTATCTCCACTGAAGCTGGAAGCCAGCCCGGATAATCCATTAGAATGCTATGATGGATTCTGGCCTCTTATAAAAAAAGATATTTGCATTAGAAACAAGATGGAGATTCCACAACTTTATTTCAGAAAGATCATAAACAAAGAACAGTCATCAGAAACTAAAATAGCAAAATATATGGACGGAGAAATTAAAGTATCAAAATTCAGTGTCGGTCAGGTAGTAAAGCTGAAAGACTACGACGCGCTTAAATTGGTGAATGAGACCCTCACGTATCAGATGGGGGACTTTGATTTGAAACGTATTTCAAACGCACAGGTTGCAATATACAAAGTACATAATACCCGTCAGCTACACAAGGACGGGAAGACTGTATTCTGGTATGAGGTAGGACAGTGGGGTAGGAACATAGTCGACGTGCCGGAAGATTTTCTGGAAGAACTGCCTGAACCGGTAAATATACCTGATGATAACGAAGAAGGAGAGAAACAACCGGAGAAACCAGCTAAAGAAACTGAGGAGGAAATGGTTGCGAAATTTAAAGAAGTCGTCATGGTTGATCTTGGTTATTACGATAAAATGGCAGGTGGAGATCCAAATCTTTATCCTGTCAGAATAGGAAATTTGTTCAAGGCATGTTTCATGGATGATATTACCTTTTCAGACAGAATAGAAGGCTTGCTGCATATTACAAGCATTGCACGTGCTGCATTTCAACGCTATGCACAAGTTACGCTTTCTATGGATGAAATCAGCCAGGAACAGCTTGATACCTACCGCAAAAAGAACGCCGACTATGGAAACGCCTTTGAAAAGTCAATGGACGAAGACGGAATACTGGTAGCTAAAATCCGCATCGGTGACAAAATTCGGAGAATAAACTCTCTGATTAAAAATGGTGGTGAAGGACAGGTGAAGGACGAAAGGCTGGAAGATACTTATCTCGACCTGGCCAACTACTGCGTGATGACGGTTCTCTGGATCAGAAAGCAACAATCTAAATAAAACAACTATGGCAGAAAGCAATATCAGCAGAGACCACATCGCTATGGAAGCGATGAAGGTGATCATGGAAAAGACAGTTTCAAATAGTCTGACACTGAAAAACAAAATCAGGAAATTCTTCGGTCTGAATTATCATCGTACAGTTGAATCGTTAGACCTTAAAATGATAGCTAGAATATCATACGATATGGCCGATGCAATGATTTCCCAACGTGAAAAGAAACAGGAGGTACAAAAATGATGCACACATGGTTTGAAGGAAAAATCCGCTACGAGAAGGTGGCGGAGAATGGAATGAACAAGAAAGTGACGGGACCTTATCTGGTAGACGCACTCAGTTTCACCGAGGCAGAAGCACGGCTCATTGAAGAAGTCACCCTGTTTATTTCGGGAGAGTTCACTGTGACCGACATCAAACGGGCCAACTACAGCGAGATATTCCCCTCCGACGAGAAAGGAGCTGGCACCTGGTACAAATGCAAGCTGTACTTTATCACCCTCGACGAGAAAAGCGGTGCGGAGAAGAAGACAACTACCAACATCCTAGTACAGGCTGCCGACCTTCGCGATGCGGTGAAGAAGCTGGACGAAGGGATGAAAGGCACGCTGGCCGATTACGTCATTGCATCCGTAGCCGAGACCGCCATTATGGACGTATATCCATATCAGGCCGAAGCAGAAGCACAGCCAGAGTTTGAGGAATACGACTACGAAAAGTTGTCTGCGGCCGCTCGTGTATGCCACAACTTAGGTATTACAGAAAAGGACGGAAGGAAATGTATCGGAATGAATCCGATAAACGTACTGAACATCCACTACGGTTACGGAAGCGGGCTGAAACTCATTCAGCAGCTTATCAACAAAGGCGTGCTGAAACGGGAGGAAGACTATATTTCTGTGGTAGACAAACCGCTGGAAGAGTTCGACTGGTACATCAAACCGAAGGAAGACAATGGAAAAGTGGAATAAGGCACTGGACATTCCGGTAGAGATACTATTCAAGTACCTCTGCCGGGACTACCGGCGAGAACAGGCACGCACAGCGGAGCTGGAGAAGAAGGTGGAAAAGCTTCAGGCAGAGCTGAACTATGAGCGCAACAATACGCCCACGGTGGAGAAGCTGCAACGCCAGATAACATCGCTCAAGACGAAGGTCCGCGAGCAGGAAGGAACCATCAAGGTGAGAAACCTCACCATCAAACGGTTGAAAGGTGAAATAGGTGGATGATATGGGAACGCTGGAAAAATTTGAATATACGGAAATTAGGATCCAGGACGGACTTCGCAACTTCATGAGCTCGCCGAGGTTCTTTCTTCGCAACATGTACGTGTTCGGGTGGGAGAGTGACGTGCTGATACTCACGAACTCCGGTTACTGGTACGAGATAGAAATCAAGATTTCGCGTGCCGACTTCCATAATGACCAGAAGCACAAATCGAACAAGTTCAATTATATCGCAGACGAAGGTACATGGAACAAACCGCATTATTTCTACTATGCCGTTCCGGAAGGAATGATTTCGTCCGAGGAAGTTCCCCCGTTTGCCGGTCTGATTTACATGCACCGTTCCCGTCCGGAAGTCATCAAGAAAGCTCCAAGACTTCACAAAGGAAAAATCAGAGAAGAAGGTCTGGGACTGGCCGACAAGTTCTATCACCACATGATGAAGGCCAAAACAGATTGTGAACAGGCCCGTCGTGAAGTAAAAGACCTTTATAAACCCTACCGGAAAGGCTATAAGATGGGAGCCCAGACAGCCGTAGATGTAGCCTTGCAGAAATTCCGCCAGCTTTGCCCGTATCACAAAGAGATAGACCATGTGAAGTTCTACTGCGAAAAGCAGCAAAAGGAGTTCCGTTTCTTCTGTCATGGAGAATGTGGAATGCTGGATAAGCTTCAGGAAGAGATGGAAAAATCGCTTAAAATCGGGGCCTATGGAAAAGAATGATAGATTTTCTGTAGAAAGGCTGCAAGACGTTCTAAAAGGGAAGTGTTGGGATGCTCACTTATAAATATCCTGAACTTGACACTCCAGAGGTGATGGAGGCTATACATACCATTTCTGTTGCAATCAAGATTTCAGAAACCAGAATAAGACAAGCTATTGAATGTCTTATAATAAGAGAGAAAGCCAGAGAGAGAGTTAATGAATTATTAAACAATTTGAAGTTAGCGGTAGATAAATTGAACGATGCTACAATCATATCTTCAGAAGCCATCTCAAACTTCGCGAATAGCAATCCTTTCAAGAATGTCAATAAGCCGATAGATATAGACCTGTGTACGGAAATCATTTCTGATAAAAGTCACGCTGACCTATATGACTCTTTATGCGGGATGCAATACGGTACAACTACAGGTGCCGAATTTTTCAGACAAAACATTGTAGACTCACAGAGTCTTGTTGTCAGGAGGAATTATTATGACCAGGAAAGATATGAGAGCCAGCATGAGATAGCCAACCGCAACCGCCACACCTCACGCCATGTGCCGTTTTATTTCAGTATTGTCGGTCAGAACCGTCACGTACCCCAAAAGGACGGTAAGAAGTACCATACAAAGTTTAACCGGAATGTGCGTCCGAAGGGTACACACTCACATTCTAAGTTTTACAGATAAACAAAACCACAAAAAGAAGAAAAATGAAAACAATCAAGACACACACAGGAAAGATTTATGTAGATTCAGAAAAGAAGCTGGAATTTCTTACCGTGGGAGACTACGGAAAAGAGAACAACATCAAGGCCAATTTCTTGGGACCGACCAAAGAAATAAACGGTGTGGCCAACACAGAAGTCGACTTGAGCAAGAAATGGGTGGCTACTATCTCTACACAGAAAGGATGCCCTATGAAATGCAAGTTCTGCGATGTACCCCGTTTCGGATTTCACGGAAACGCTTCGATGGATGAACTGGCCTATCAGATTAGAACCATCATTGAAAATGAATCGGTACTCCACACGGAAAGATTCAATGTACATTTCGCCAGAATGGGAGAGCCTACCTGGAATGAAAACGTGCCGTCCTTTGCGATGCAGTTGAAAAGGCTCGTAAAGAGATGTGGGCTAATGGCAGACACCGTTCATCCGGTTGTATCGACCATGCTGCCAAAAGCCAACAAACGACTGAAAGATTTCATTCTTACCTGGTGCGACATCAAGAACGAGTTCTACCACGGAGAGGCCGGACTGCAGTTCTCCATCAATTCTACCGACGAAGCACAGCGAAACGATTTGTTCGACGGGAAAAGCCTTTCGCTTCAGGAGATTTCCGCATTGGCCAAAGAACTTCCTATGCCGAAAGGAAGAAAATACACGCTGAACTTCCCGGTTACGGCACAGACCATTCTCGATGCAAAGGAACTTTCTGCGCTGTTCGACAAAAAGAAGTTTATCGTAAAAATCACGCCGATTCATGAAACCAGTTCGGCTATTGAAAACGGATTTGAAGTGACCGGATATTCCAATTACGACGTGTACCGCAAGTTCGAGCAGCCGCTGCTGGAAGAAGGATGGGATGTCATCGTATTTGTCCCGTCGAAAGAAGAAGACTCCGATAGAATCACCTGCGGAAACGCATTAATCAGTGACAAGGAATGATACGTATATTGGTAGTAAATGGAAGCCCGCATGAGAATCGCTCATGCGGAAATGTGGCAAGGTTTATCAAACGGTTTGCCAAAGGGATGCAGGTAGATATTTTCTGGCTTGGAGAGCAGGTTTCACAGTGCGATGCGTGCCGGTCATGCAAGCGCGGAGGATTCTGCAAGACGGAAGACAGCGTGAACAACTTTGTCCGAATAGCCGAAGAGTACGACGGATACCTGTTTGTCAGTCCGGTGTATTACGGAAGCATAAGCAGCCAGATGGATGCGTTTCTCACCCGTCTGTTTTATTCTAATCCCAAGCTGATGATGTATAAGCCGGTGGCCGGAATCACCGTTTCCAGAAGAAGCGGAAACACGTCGGCATTCAGCAGGATGAACATGTATTTCCTGATGCACTCCATGATTGTGGTAGGCTCGCAATACTGGAACGAGATTTACTGTAACGAAGATGGGGACTACAAGGAAGATGCCGAAGGTATGCAGACCATAGCCACTTTGGTAGAGAACATGAAATATGTCATTGAAGGTCTTTCCAAGGCTCAAAAACCGATGAAAAGATTGTATGTACACACAAATTTTATACGATAAAAAGTCGTGATAAATTTTACAGATAATCTCAATTATGTTTAATTAGATAAAAATATGCCATCAAACAGTCAATACAAAAGAGGTAGCAATCATCCGGTAGTTGCGGTAAATCCGAATGGTACCGTGGCCGGATATTTTGGCTCGATAAAGGAAGCAGCAGAAAAATCAGGGAGAGACCGCCATGCAATTAGTAACAGTTGCCTGAGAAAATCTATCTGCAAAGGGCTTCAATGGTATTATGAGAAGGATTTCAGGGAAATATATGAAGGGCAACGTATGGATGAATTGAAATTTACTCCTAATCAGAACCGGGAAAAAGACTCAGGACATTTCTGTAAAGGGCATAAATTAAACAGCGGGTTCCAGAACTGGTCTAAGGAGCGTCAGGAAAGACGGAGAAAACTTTCAAGAGAAGTCAGTCTAAGACTTGTAAATGACCCCAACAGCAATTTTGGTCCCAACCGGAAATCTCCTCCTGCAATCAGTAAAAAAGTGATAGCATTGTCAACAGGAGAAGTCTATTATTCGGCAGCTGAATGTGCAAGGAAAAACGGCATAGGATTGTCTGCCTTATATGCGTCATTAAGACGAATGACACGCTGCGGAGGGAAAAAGTACATGTTATATTCTGTGTATGAGGAAGTGAACAAAAGGCTAAAAGAGAATAAAGTAATTTAGAAAATACTTTTGTATAAAAGCATAAAAGTATAAATGTATGAAAAAGGATTCAGACAAAAATCTAAAAGCAAAAGCACTTCTGATGAAGGTAGACAAGATTGCGCTGGATTGCGGATTCTATAAAGAAACTGGGAATCAGAAAAACCTTTCGTCGAATTACCGTGACCCTATCCTACCCATTCTTGTTTCGTTCTATGCCACTACCGGAACCATCGGAATCAGTTATTGTAAAGAACCGTTCAAATGGTTCAAAGGATGCGAGCTAAAAAAAATAGAAGACATTTTTAAATATCCATTAAACTACGTGTAAGCAATGGCAGAACAGAAGACAATCAATCAGGCGGTGAAAGAAGAGTTCTTGGACCTGACACGCTGGGCGAACAACATGATCCGTCAGCTTCAGACCAACTTCGAGACACAGCGTGTATGGCCGGGAGGTTTCCCCGGTCCGTACATCGGATACCGAAACACGCCGGCAGCAAAACGGAGTACCGGACAGGCTTACCGGCGCATGTATGCCAAGATATTCAACGGTGCCGGAGGAGACACAAAGAAGATTTCCTTCTTCTTCAACTATTATCTGTATTTTGTGGACATGGGTGTCGGTGCCGGACAGCCTATCGAAGATGTGGAGCGCAGCAAGGATGCCCGTTTCAACCAGCTTTATCAGGTCTGGAAAGAAGAAGGCGACCGTCAGTCACGACCTATCATTGCCATGGAGGTGCGTCACCAGCTACGGCGACTGGAAGTGCTCGTATCGTCCTATTATCAGGACTTCATCGAAAACGGCGTACTGGTTTCTTTCCAGGACGAGTTCAAGCGGAGCAATTATAAATTCAGGATGAAATGAAAACGATAATTAGAATATTGTCGAACACGTTCTTGCTGGTAGGAATGTATTTCCTCCAGCAGATAAGGATAGAACTAGCCATTCTTCTTTTAGGTGTATTCCTCATGTTCCGGAAAGAATCGGAACTGACCAATCTGCTCGGAGGAATTATAACAGCAGGAATGATAGTCATAATCCTTTATAATGAATTAGGTAAGCTGGGAATATTGCTTTCATTACTGGCTTTTGCTTTTATCGGATTTATAATGGCATTAGATAAAGAAATAAGAAGACCTACAAAATTTTAACCATGACAGAATTAAAAGAAATCATCGAAGAATGGGCTACGAAGTACAAGCCCATGCAACACACGCCCGGAACGACCGGAAAGAACAAGCGGTTTTTCCTTTTTGACAACATTGTATCCATCCCCTCGTTCATGAGCAAGCTCCCCGACGTGAAATCGCCTTGTGTGGGCTATGAATTTGCCCAGGATGGCACAATCAGAGGAGGACTGGACAAACCTGTGCACGTGATTTATTTCCTCGTTAAAACGGAGAATATGAATCCGACAGATAAGCAGCAATCTTTTGAAGCCATTCAGGAAGCGAAGACACACATGCAGAAGTTTCTGGCCTGGCTACGGGACCAGCAGGAAAAGCGGAAGATTTTCCGGAATATCAATCTGGAAACGGAAGAACTTCACTATTCCACTTACGGTCCTTTTCTGAACAACTGGTATGCGGTTTTCCTCGAACTGACCGATGTACAGCAGGTAAATCTCTGCATCGACCCGCAGGACTATGTGGAATAACAAAAAATCCCGGAGCGGTGCTTTTCGTCCCGGGATTTTTTCTTTATTTTCTTACTTCATAAAGTAGTTTTACATCTTCACCATATACGGCATTAAGCGCTTGCTTAAATGGTGCACTCAGTTTTTCGTCAATATAAGTCGCTACATATGCAGCCGGGACAGAGAGTTTCACTTCCTCACCATTGAGCGAAACAAATTCAAGCGACGACAGCCAGGTGCTAAACTCAACCGGGCTAACAGAGCCTTGCAGAAGTTCTACGAACGCCATCCAGCGGCTTTTGTCTTCTTCGCTTACCGTTTTATGCTTGACTGTTTTTTTCTTCTCCTCTACCCTATCCTCTTCTTTTATTTCATTTGCTTCTGGTGTGTGCTGGATAATAAAATTCTTGAGCGAAGTTACCACGTAGCTTTTCGGATTCTTCACTTTGTAACGATTCATCCGGTCACGAAGCGCTAACACTTCGGCCCGGAAGTCGTTCAAAAGTCCGTCGGGTAACATATCTGCCAGCATGCGTACATCGGTTTCCGTCAACTTATATTCCGAACGTAGCAAGTCCCAAATATCGGCTGGAAGTTTCTGCTGCCTGCGTTTACGTGACATTTCCTCTCCAAGTTCACTCAGCTTGATTTTAAACAATATTTCGTCAGGGTTTCCTCTCTTTGTTGCTCCCTTATATACCGGCTCATAATCAAAAGTGAAGTCCACCTGATTCTCACTGGCCATTCGGTCAAGGTCTTCACGTATGGGGTCCATCACTTCCTTGCAGAATTTGCTGAATTTCGGGTATCTGTCTTTCTCATAAGTCTTTGTTACGACACCGTTCACTTCCACATTTTCCAGTGTTATCACACCCAGAAATTTCTTGAGCTCCACATATTCTACCGACTTTTTAGGAAAGTCTTTCCACCGGGAAAGATAAATATAAATGCTCGGTGTACGTTTCCGCTTGCAGATACGAGCTATGCGATAAATATGGTCCAGATAACCTTTCCCATTCCCTAAATCGCACAGTTCTTTCAACACCTTTGCATCCATACGCGCTTCCACATAGTTCATCCGCCTTTCCTTTTCCTTCGATCCAGACACCGGAACCATAGGCATTTCGATTGTAGAAAACAGATGCGCGTATGTACGAATGGGTCTTCCCACTTCATCGTATCTGTAAAAAGAGCAATTCATCTTCATCAGGTTTTCGCAAGCTTCACTCAGATACATATAGTCACGAGGGCTTACCCCAAGAGACGATGCGCTGATTCTAAAAGTAAGAATCTGATTATCGTCCAGGTCGGCAGGAAACAGTGACATTTGCCCGTCTGCGCGTCTGTTTTTCAGGAACTCATTGAAACGGTCTTGCATGGACTTCATGATTTCTATCATAATGCTTCGCTGATAGAGTGAAAAATCAGCTCCTACCATGGCATACAGATAGGGCTGTTTGATAAACTCGACTGAGCTAAGTTCCTTAATGAGTGAGTTGCTCGGTTCGGTGGTGCTTTTTTTCCGTCGCATAGGTTATCAGTTTATTTTCCGTATTTCGTAAGTATTCCCATCGGCCTGGAATGTACCTACCTTCACGCATTTTTCATCCTCAATAAGTGAAAAAACAGATATTCCCAACACATCGGCCACGCTTTCCAGAAATTGCAGGTTAGTCCGCGAAGGACCATTGAGCTTTTTAGTCAGACTTGAATTGGAAATACCCAGTCTCTTTGCCAGCTCATCCTTACTTATACCTGACTCTTTTAATCTTTCTTCTAAATAAATCTTCATTGGTTCGTTATTTGTCACAAATATAGATATATTTTCCAAAAACGGAAAATAAAATGACTATATTTTCCAATAATGGAAAATATTATAAATGGATAGTTCGGAAAGTTTGCACCTTTAATCTATTAAGTTCGGAAAGTTTCTCCTATATGACGGAAACCTTGCCCCAGCACACGAAAACTTAGTACATAATGACGGAAAGTTTTCCCCAAAACACGGAAACTTTGCACCTTTATCGTTGCAAAAGTCTGTTTTATAGTACATTACTAAACCATATATATCTTATATCATAATATCTTCTATAAAAGCAGACCGATATATTTCCCCTTTTTTTCTTATTTAAGAAACTATCGTTTCTTTACATTATAGCATATAGATAATTATAAAGAGAGAATAATATATTGATTCTTAAATAATTAAAAGCCTATAGGTGCAAAGATTCCGTTTTAAAGGGTAAAGATTCCGTCAATAAGGGGAATGATTTCGTGTAAAGGTGCAAAGATTCCAAACTATATAAAGGTGCAAACTTTCCGAACATTAAAAAAATATTTGAGAAAAGTATATAAATCTAAGAAATGGCGTTTATATAAATGAAACTTTAAACTTAAACTACATGGATTTATCAAAAAGCATTTGCATGGCAGCCGCATTATTACTGGCAGCGTGCAGCGAGGAAAACATCGTCCCACAGGCAGATGTGGAGCAGATGAGTGAGAAAACATGCCGGGTATCCTTCCTTCCGGTATTTATGGAAATCGGTCAGGGAGATATTCACCAGTGGAACCAGTCGCGGTCCGGCACGCTGGCAGAGCTGGCCACTACCCTCTCCTACTGGGACTATATGGGCGACGAGCGGATGCAGGCGGATACGGTTTCACTTCCCTCGCCTCTCACCTTGAATGTGAAATACGGGACGCACCACATTTATTTTCTTGCACACAGCAGTACCGAAGGACGGATGGAAGGAATGAAATATACTCCTGAGAAAGTAACGGAGACCTTCTGGCAGGATTTCCCGCTTGAGGTGGACGAGGATATGGCTCCGAGTCAGGAGCTGCAGATGAAGCGTGTGGTGAGCCGGGCCATGTTACCGTAAAGGATGCGTTTCCTGCCTCGGTGAAAGCGGTACGGATGACAGTGGGAGGGCACCTTCGCACGCTGGATGTAATGACCGGAAACGGAGATACGGATTCGTCTTCTGACTACGAGATAACCTGGGACTTGGGAGATGAATATGCGGGCCGTAGCGGACTTTATTTTTCGGTTTATACCTTCACTCCTACCGAATCGGAAGAATTTGACGTGACGCTGAAAATAGAAGCGCTGGGAGCCGACGGTAAAATGCTGTATGGTGCACAGGCTTCCGGTGTACCGCTTTTGAGGAACCGCTGCACAAACGCGAGCTGCCGCCTGTTCAGCGGGAATACGGGAATCACTTTTTCTGATCCGGGTGACTGGGACCCGGCCATCGAGATAGAGATGTGATATGGTTCAACAAAAAGGGCAGGGAAATGTATGCTCCCCTGCCCTTCCTTTATGTGGGTAATGCAGATCTTATCAACTTCGTGTTATGCAGATTTATTTCCCCACGATGTCGGTATAGTATTTGTCAAGGAACTCCTGTGCGGCCACGTTCAGCAGGTCGATTACTGACACGAAAGCATCTTTCTTTTCCTTGTTACGTCCTCGGTTCATCCGTTTCTTGATTCCTTCCAGCTTTTCCAGCATTTCATCATCCAGATAGACGTTTCGCATGATGCGTTCCTCCCGGTCGTCCTTCCGCATTCTTTTTCGTATGCCGTTTATTTTCTTTTCTACAGAAGGAGAATCTATTTTCTCTGCCTTATCGCGTCCAGTTTCCTGTTCCTGAACGGTATCATCTTCCGTTGGTTCGAGTGCTTCTTGATCCGGAGTATGGACGGGTTCCTGTGACGTAATTTCCTCCGGTGTATTTTCGGTTTGTGTTGAAGTAACCTGAGAATGTTCCGCTTCAGTTTCTTTCTTCTCCTGATTCAGTACACTCCCCTCCCCTGCCTTCTCCGCGTTGGCCCGTGCTTCTTCAATACCCTGTCGGGCATCGAGCATTGTTTCGTTCAGATTGAATCGTTGTTTTGCCATAATCGAAGGTTTTACTGGTTATCTAATCGTGAAAGGATCTCTTTGGCCAGTTCCATGTAGTCGGCCGCTCCGGTGCAGTTAGGTGCGAAATCAAACACATTCATTCGCTGTGCCGGCGATTCGGCCAACTGGATGTTGGTGCGGATGGTGGTATTGAATACTTTTCCGGGGAAATTCTGGTTCATTTGTTCGTATGCCTGGCGGTGAAGAGACAGACGCTTGTCGTATCGTGACATTATGTATCCCAAGATTTGCAGTTTAGGGTTCACCAGTTTTTTGATTTCCTCGTACTTTGCCGTAATCAGTCCCATACCGTCCAGCGCAAAAACCTCACAGTTGATTGGAATCAGCAGGTAATCCGAGGCCACCATCGCATTGATAGAAACTAGTCCGTAGTTTGGAGGACAGTCTATCAGGATAAAGTCGTAGTGACTTTGCAGTTCGTCCAGCATCATGCGCAAAATGTATTCGCGACCGGTCCGACTCACGAGTTCCTGCTCGCATTGGTAAAGGCTGGGGCGTGAAGGAATGAAGTCGAAGCTATTCTCGTTTTCGTTTTCACAAAATACACATTCCATGATATTGGCGTTTCCGGACATAGCTTCATAAAGAGTTTTCCCTTCTTTTTCAGTAGCCAGACGGAAGCCCATCATTTTCGATGCGTTACCTTGTGCGTCGGCATCTATTACCAGAACACGTTTACCAAGAGAATGTAAGGCTTTCGCCAGATTGACGGTGGTAGTGGTCTTCCCTACTCCACCTTTGAAGTTGAATGAAGAAATAGTAATTGCCATATCAAATGTTTTTGTTTTATTACATTGCAAAGATAGTCGTTTTTTTTTTATTTTCGCCATAAATACAGAAATATTTTTATGTAAAAATGTAAAAACGCAAATGTGTGAAAGAATAAATATGCTTTAATGTGGTAGCATAAAATAATGTTTATACATAAGTACAAATACATAAAAATATATTATCATAAAAATATAAAAGTATAAAAACATAAAAGAATATAAGTGTTGAAATATAAACATACAAAAACATGAATAGATAAAAATATAAAAGCATAAAAACATATTTGAATGAAAATACTTTTACATGAAAATGTGTTTATGCAAAAGAGTTGAAATGTCTTTCTCGCTCTCTGATGTATTTGTATGTAAACATATTAATATGAAAACATATAAGTATTAAAATGTATAAGTATAAAAATATAGAAACGTGAAAATATAAAAGTGTGATAGTATAAAAGAGTAAAAGTATAAAAGTATAAAACAATAAATGAATGAAAGTATAAATGTATGAATACACTTTTATGCAAATATACAAATACATAAAATCATGAAATAATAAAAGAGTAAAAATGCTTTTATGTAAAAATATAATTGAATTATTGAATAAAAGTATTTATTACAAATCAGATAATCAATCAGTTCCAAAGTTTGTTTATATGGAATGAAATCATTATATTTGCATTGAAATTGAACATGCAAATGTTCATTGTTTTATTACACCGGGATGGAGGACAGTGGTTCTTCATCCTTTTTCTTTTTGATATTCACTTAAAATCAGTTATATTTGCATCATCATGAGAAAACAGAAACCATGTATGGCACACGGTGGTGTGCAATTTATTCTTTATTTTGACAATATTATTCTTACGCAAAGTCCAATTTGCCTGCGAAGGTAGATGGACTTTATTTATGACTTCAGATAGAATCCGAATACTTCTTATCCTGTGAAGGATAATCATAGTAAATTTAGAATTGTGTATAAGTGCATCGCACTTTCCTGTGAAGGAAGGTGCGTATTTTTTTTGTCCTTCATTCCCATATTTACCTTGCCTATATTTGCATCAAAACAAGACGCAAGATGAAGAAACCGACCAAACGTCTGCTCTGGACAGAGGCGTACAAACTGATGAACGCCCGCACTCCGGACGGTAAAAACAAACCGTTCGACATACGTTTCGTGTGCAAGGACGGAACGATAAGCGAATGTTACAACGTGCAGCGGGCCGTGTCGTACAACCGTGAAAAAGGCTTCCGGAAGCTGGTGCTCCCGAGCGGAGATTTCCGCATTGTGTACGACGTGCTGATCCTTCAGATTAACGACACAAAGATATTGGTTAAATAAACATGGCGACAAACACAAAGAAAACAAACCGGCAGAAATCCAACCAGGAGATTCAGCAGTTCCGCGGGAAAGTGGAAACCCTTGTAAACCGCGGTTTCGAATATATCGGGATGGCCCGTGTATCGGAAATTCCGTCCGTGTCATCCTCCGAAATGCTGAAAGGGGGAGGGGCTATCGGCGGACTTCCCATTCAGGGCACATTCAACATTTTCGACAGCAAGCAGTCGAACCCGGTGCCGGTCAGCAATGCCGGAACATCCGGACTTGGATATATACCCTGGGGCCCGGAGAACATGCTGCCGAACACTATCTACAAGCTGGTAGGAAGTCTGCCGTACACGGCAACAGCCATCAAGTACATCATCGACCTGACCGTAGGTCTTGGTCCGCAACTCATGTACCGTTGGTCGCGCTATGTGAACGGTACGGTGAAGACCGAGCTGATTCCGTTTAAAGATGCCGGGCTGCTTATCCGTAACCGCATCATGGAGATTCAGGCACAGATTGACCAGCAGAAAGCAGAATCCGGCGAGCAGCAGGGTGGGGGAGACACTATCACCTGGGCACAGGCCGTAGCCGGAGAACAGCAGGAAGAAACCGTTCAGATAGGCACGCCGGAATACGAGCTCAAGATGCTTCGGGAAGATTATCAGACATGGGAGCAGACCGACAAAGAATGGGATAAGTTCTGCGAGAACAACAATCTGGAACTTCACTACCTGAAGTGCATGACCGACGACGCGCACATGGATATCTATTTTCCCACCATCGGACTCAGCATCGGGCGGAAGGATAAAGAGTGGGACCCGAAAATCGTCAAGCTGGGGAACATTCCGGCGGTGTGCTGCCGCATGGAAGAGATGGACGACCGGATGCGAATCAACTATGTGTACTATGCCGAGAAATGGAGAAAAGATGCCACACCCAAGCTGAACGCGAAAGATGTGGTAGCCTATCCGACACTGATGCCGGAGAACATGCTCCCCGAGCTGCGCCGTCAGGTGGATAAGAGCAAAAATCGTCCTCCGAAAAAACGTACCACCTGGTTTTGCTGTCCCAGCTACTATCCGTCCATGCTGAAACCTTATTATCCGCAGCCGGCCTGGTGGAGCATTTTCCCTTCGATGACCTACGACTATGCAAGTACACTGATTACCGACAAGGCCATGGCTCGGCAGAATGCGACCATGTGGGGAAAGATGATTTTCATCAATAATGAATATCTTCGTGCAATGTTCGACGAGCTGGGTGCCGACACGAGCGAAGCCAAACAAGATGTCCGTGACAGCATATACAAAAAGGTGAACGAGTTTCTTCAACGCCGAGAGAATAACGGAAAGACCATTTGTCTGGACTCGTTTGTAGGGCCGGACGGGAAGACGATGCAACATGCGGTGGAGATTGTGGATGTACCGCAAATTTCAGTTGGTAAAGACTTGAAAGACGAGCTGGAAGAAATATCCAGTATTATATTTTTTGCCATCGGCGTGCATCCGGCACTTATTGGGGCCGTTCCTGGAAGAAGCGGAAGCACCGGAGGAACCTACCAGCGCGAGCTGCAGTTGCTCAAACAGAACCAGCTTTCTCCAAGGCAGCGCATTTATTTGCGTTTTCTGAAAAACGTATATACGTTTAACAAGTGGGACAAGCACGGAGAAATAGTAATTCGCCAGCAAACGTTTACCACTCTCGACCGTAGTGCAACCGGTACGGAAGAAACGGAATCAACATTATAACAGACATTTTTCTTCTTTCTATTGGTTTTATTCATAGGAAAAATCCCGGCAGAATAGCTTATGCTTCTGTCGGGATTTTAATTATCATTTTAATGGATAGTCTTTTGTCTCATTTGATTTATATAGTTTTCTATCTCATTGATGTCTATATTTTTTGTACTGTATTAATCTTCATAAGCTTAATAAATATTTCTGAGAAATGACTTATAGTGTATAGTATATATGATAAATATGTCATTATGGCGAAAAACATATTTATTATTAAAATTCTATTGGATATACCTATAATGAATAATACAATGACATTAATTGTCATTACTATAACAGCGCATTGATAAATTCGAAGTATTATATTGTTCTTTTTCATATTTAATTTGATTAGTTATTCATGTAAGGTCATGCACCTTATGAATATGGTTTTTGATTCAATTTTATTGGGGATAATTTCTTTTTCATAAAGAATATGAAAAGGTGGAAGATAATCCGTGATTCTGATATATTTAATCAATTTTTCGAGAGTATAAGTATAATAAAACTTATCGTTTATGAGGGTAGGGGATGATTCAGAATCAGGGATTTCTGCCATGAAATTATGTCCGTAACCTATCAATTGTCTTATACGTTCTTCTAATGCAGGGATAGTGCAAAGGTAATCCATTCCATCACTTTCTGTAAGTCGGTAAACAGTTGAGATCTGTCGATAGAATCTTATCGTACTTTTAGAAGAAGAAGGGAAAATTTCTATTCTGCAATCCAGCGCATTAAGCAATCGTAAAAGGACAGGCATTCCAATCCCTTGTTTGCCGTTTTCTATCTTTGATAAATTTCCTTTATTCATCCCTGTTTTTTTAGCAAATTCGTCCAAAGTAAGGCCCTGGTTTTGTCTGAATTTTCGTAATTTTTCGGATATAGTCTGTATTGTTTCCATCTTTTAATTTTTCAGTAAAGATAGTTGTAAAATATAACAACCGCAAAGATTTGAATAAATAATTTCATTTCCGGTTGTTATATTCTACAACAGTAGCTCTAAGGTTCAACTACAAGATAAGGCATTCCTCCTGGGAGTATATGCCATATATCCGTGTCCGGTGTCAGCATCCGCATTTGTTTGGAAGCAAGACCAAGCAGGCACAATTTCTCCACCTCTGTATGGAATCCGGTCCATAATTCTCCATTTTTCACGCAAGCTGCCTGAAGGAAAGAGGCTCCACCGCCTTTATCTTTAAAGAATACGTCAGGTAATTGCAATAACATTTCCCTGATTTCCATCCGGTGCTCTTCGATACGTTCCGGATGGAATCCTACATTTACATTTGGGTTTTGAATGGAACGTACAAAAAAGTGAAGTCCTTCTTTCTTATATTCTTCATATTCTTCGTGGCTGTGAAACATGCAGTCGGCGAAAATTCGGTCCACGTTTTCAGTATTCAGTTCGGTCATGGCTCTGTGATTTTAATGTCATCTAGGTTATCGAAATAAACTATAATATTTGTAATAACGTACACATATTCTTCTTTACTTTCACCTCCAAGATAGGTGGTTGTATTTATTTCGTAAATATTCGAATTAGGGAAAGCGCTTTTGAAAAGTTCTTTCAGCATATTGCAGTTTTTCTCAGAGGCTGTAAGGTGGTGCCCGTAGTTTGTAACAGACGATACATCGAATCCTTTTTGCTTCAACATTTCTACCTGCTTTTTTATTTCCTTTTCGCGACTGGAAGGGAAGATACCCCCTCTCAATATGGCTGTCATTTTGTACCGGTCGAAAATAATATCATCTATATTCCCGGTCCCTTCGTTGTGCCACCATTCATCAAATGATTCAGTGATAAGTTTCAACCTTTCCCTTGCATCCTCGTTCGATACCTTCATGCCAAGCTGTTTTCTTAGTTCCCGGTAGCGTATCTCCTGGATGTATTCATTGTACTTTTTATTCAGGCTGTCTTCATATCCAAGTTCGTTCAGGATGTCTATTGCATTTTTATGAAACAATTCAAGCAATGCTTCTTTTGTACCCCCTTTCAGGCTCCCTTCTTTTAGCATGTAAAGCAATAAAGAGATTCTTTCGTTTATTTTCTTCTGTTTCTCTGTCAGCTTTTCGTAAAGCATTCCGTCCGGATCAAGAACCGGAGTCTTGTCATCGTTTTTGTTAAAGTTGATTTTTCTTTCTTCCATGATTTATTCGTTTGTATTTAAATCAAAATTTATTGTATATCCTCTTTCATATTTTAAAGTGAATATATCGTATAAAGAGCTTTTATCCACTGAAAATCCCACAAGTATTGGCTCATTTATATTGAGCGACATGCTATTCCGATTTATGTTTATATTCTCTTTTATCATGAAAGATACTATTTCATTTTGTAGTTCGATAATAGATTTATCATCCAGCGTCTCAGGGAAATCTACTTTAAAAGGAACAATACCACATAGTATTTCGTATTTATCTGCTTCTTTCTTTACTTTTATGCAGAAAAATTCAGTGAATCTTATTTTCCCTTTTCCATAGGAATCAATATCAATTTTGAATGAGTCATATACATAGTTCAGATTGAAATTATTTAAGATTCCATTTAAATGATTTTCTAATACATGATATGTACTGAAACTTTTGCTCCCTTTTCCAACTAATAATGGCATATTTATTATTTTTTTGATAGAAAAATACTCTTTTAATTCTTCAGTAAATATAGAAATTTTTTTCTTCCCAACTTCTCCTTTCTTGTTTAATTTTACCACCACCACACGCGGATTCCAGAGGTAATGAATCAGCTTTTGTTGGTACCTGTCTACCACTTTAAATGATTCACCTGTTACGTTGTTTATCAACACATCGCCAGTGTGAATGCTATTACCTTTAGAGTCTACAAGAGTTTTATCCAGATATTCCTGTTCTTTCTGTTTGATTCTTTTCTCGTAGGGTTGCGAGATTCGGGCTATCTCGTTCTGTATTTCCTGAAGCTTAATTTTGTATGGAAGGAGTTCTACTGCCATTTCTTGCTTTATGCTGTATATTTCATTTTCTAGTTTTTTTGCACCTTCTGATATTGATTCCATAATTCGATTGTTTTAAAGTAATTCATCAAAATCATCCATTAAATTTATAAGTAAACTTGTAAGGCACACTTTTAAATCATCCGTATAGGATTTGGTTTCCCCGCATGGTAATATCTTACTTCCGATTTTGTAAGAATAAGTTTGAAGAGTGACTATATCAAACTCTGTACCTGGAATAATGCGACCAGAAATAGTCATGTCTTTTATTTTCGCTTTCATGTAGAACCAGACTTCCCCATTATTTTCTATGCGGATGTTTTGGATAAGTCCGATTTCTTCCAGCGGTTTCAGGTATTCAGACACATATTTTTCTATGGAGTAATCGTTTGCGGTCATAATGGGTATGCTATTTGAAAAATCGTGTTATTTCCTCGATTAATCGGTTCCATGAAATCCGGAGTTTATATGAGATTCTGTTATGATTCTTTCCCTCAGAATCTTCTGTATCAATATTCCTGATTGATTCCATATATTGAGGATAGTCAAGCATGTTCAACAACTGTCTGTCGTTGGAAATGAATTTCTGCCTGTCCCACATTTCGTGCATTACTTCTTCACTGAATACACCTTCCCATAGGAATATATCTTTCAGCGTCTCTATGTTTACTTCCTTCACTTTGTATTGGAAGCATTTGTATTGAAGGAAATAGGCATACATTACAGCGATGGCCGGGCGGTCGATCAGTGTGCTCATTATAAGTGCTGAAGGATAATCTATCTTAAAAGTGAAATTTTTCTCTATAAGATTTATCAGGAAAGAAGTGTAATCAAACTGCGAAGACAGTTCTTTATGTGCATTCAGAAAATTACCAACAATTTCATGATTCATTTTGAAAATGGAAAGTAGTCTTCTTTGTGTATCATTTATTTCTATCTTTGATTTCCGGTCCAGGTCCTCACACCATTTCTGAATGTCGTCCGGACCGAGGTCTTTCTGATGTTTAAATTCCATAGCGATGTAGTTTTAATGGTTTGTTATTTTATACGTTCCGACTGGTCCGCGCATGTTACACGGCCAATTTCAAGGTTTCTGCAGCTCATACATGTGGGTACGGTAGGGGAGTAGACACGTCCGCATTTCGGGCAGATCCATCCGTATATCGCTGATGCTGGTATATTGTCAGCAGGTTTGTTTTCACTGCGGGCCATTTCAACGGCTTTTATCGCATCGTCCAGTAAGACGGTGTAGTAGGATTCTCTTCCATTGAATTTCTCCGCTTTCTTTTTGTTAAGGTATTCTTCGGGTGTCATAATTCATTCTATTTTCTTTAATATATCGGACTTTTGCAACTGGATGGTATATATTCCATCTCTGAAACGAAAAGTTGTATCGCTGATACTTTCTACAGTAACCGTATGACCGGCATATTCTAACATAATGTTTGTGTTCCCCGTAATAAGTCTCATTTCTTCGAGGTCTCGAAGCACGACCTTATCTCCAGGTTTCAGGTCATCTATTGGTTTCAGAACAGATTCAACCCCTTTCTGAAACATGAAATGAGCGACGGATCTTATGTCGTCCATCCCGTATTTACTGATTGCTTCCCGGTAGGCTTTATTGAATGTGGTCATGGTTGTTTATTGTTTGTAGGGTAATCACTCCATTCTCTTATCTCTGCATGACAGCATGGACACAAAACATATATCAATGTTTTTTTTATGCTTGTAAATGGGAACTCGCCGTCACTTCTGGATTGAACATCCCTTTTGTCGAAAGTAAACTCACACCCACAGAACTTGCAGGTAGCTATTTTCTTATCGTATTTCCCTTCTTTGATAATTTCAATCATATTGTTATAGGTTACGAAAGCACCACATACATGGCTGCCAAAAACAGATAGTATAATTTGGTTTTACTCATTATTGATAGCTTTTACATATTGTTCAAGAATTGATCTCACTTTTCGGATGGATTCTGTTTCAAGATGAATAACTGGTAGGCTATATTCTGCATTATCTTTGCAATAGAATATATTCAGCATATCTTCGGTAAATTCAATTCCTTTGAACATGGCTCCATCTCCGTCTGCCTGGATTGTGACTGCATCCTCTAAGCCGAGTTCATCTATAATTTCATAACTTTCTATTCTGAAACCGTCCATGTCATCGTATTCACAGACGGGAGCGAGAAGCAGATAAATTTCTCCATAAAGCTTGAAGCGCTCCAGCATTTCTTTTTTGGTAATTTCTATTTCCATGGTTACTTAGTTTTGATTAATATCCGTTTTCACATGCTTTGCAGCAAAATTTCTCACGATCGTCCGCATCGGAATCAGTGATTTCGTATCTGCGTCCGCAATGCCGGCAGGTATATTCAATCACGTCCGATTGATAGAATCTGCAGGAACCTTCTGCTTTTACTGTTCCCCCGAAGTTTGTGCATTTCCCATCCTGGTAGCTGTTGCAGGTTTCGCAGGAGGGAGAGAAGGATGCAGATTTATAGAGGTTTACCTTAACAGTCACGCTTTCTTGATGTGATTTGAAGTAAGGTTGCTGAAATTCTTTTCCGCTATCAAAATCAATGCAGTTGAACCTGAAAAGTAAATCGCTAAAGCATTTTATATCATAATCTCCTATCACACGATATATATGACTTATGTGTCGTTCACCTGCTCCGCATTGGATTGCAATGTTAGAGAAATCAGGGATAGCAACTGCAACAACATCCATAAACTCTTTAAATTGTTTTTTTACGACTTCCGGGTCGTGTTGTACATATTCATTTGAGTTTAAATCGCGTGATAAAATCCCAAGTCTTTGATTTATGCAATCGCATTTATCACATATTTCTTCATATTCAACAGCTTCTTCCAGCTTATCGAATCGGCTGCCATCATTGGTTTCATATATTTCGATTGTTCTCATAATCACTCCTCCAAAACAAGTCCTCCGTTAAGAATATGTTCAATCACTCTGTCTGGCATTTTTAATGTCTGCTCTAATGTCGGGCGATACCAATCCATTACATTCACATAACTGGGAACAGTTTTTTTATCGTAAGTTTTATCATGGCACTTTGTACCTCCACATCGTTTGCATCTTATTGTGAATGGGGTTACACCTTTGTCCCTATACGTGGTGTATATGATATGGCCGCACTTATTACAGGTATATCTGTCCACCTTTCCACGCCCATCGTACATTATCTTTGTTTCGATAGACTTTACAAGTTCATTGTATTTCTTTTCTATATCCTCTCTTTCCATAATTTCTTGCAGCTATATTTAATTAAGAATATTAGCAAAAATTTCATCCTTTTGCAGAAGTTCTCGGCCAGAATAATCTTGTCTTTTACAAGCATCTTTTAACAAGTCCGCTTTATGCGTATCTCTGATGGCGATTCTTAATAAACCAATCATTTTCCCTAAATCGCATTGACAGATGTCGTTCCACAGAATATAGATGTCTGTACCATATATTCCAATATCATCCAAATTTGTTATGTATTTAAAACCATCTTCATAGGGATATATAGAACTTCCTTTTTTCATTAAAAGGAGACAGGCATTTATTGCCCCGTAGTTTCCTTCTGTCAATTTTGCTATAGCGTTTATTCTAGTGTCAAAAAAATTGATTCTATTCATAATTCAAAAAATAATAGTTCCAGAATTATTTTCTATGTATGTTTGAGTCTTCACGGACCGCAACCATTGATTACGTATTTTTCCCCAATATTCAATATCAATACTGGTGAAAATATGTCTGTGAATTTTTGTAGCTTTTTTAGCAGATTCCATAATGTCTTCGATAGTCCGGCACATTCTTCGTTGAATATCAAAACCAATTTCTTCGATTCTGTTAAAACAATTCACTTTTATGTAACATAGTCCGATTTCCTCTACTTCTGCAAAGACAAATATGTCGCTTAAAAAGAATGGATTTGGTGTCTCATATATTTTCATATTTTCTTTCTTTAAGTTTAAAAACAAAAAATACAAATAACAATTAGTAGGATAAACCATATCACAGCGAGCGTACTAATCTGTTCTACCTTACAGAACCGATAAATATCAGTTTTAACCAAATAGAACAAATATCCGGATAGGATAAGCCATACGGTAAGCAATATAATCCCGATGATCATGGTTTCGATTTTAAGTATTCTTTGTTTAGGTGATTATTTTCTATAAGCCATCTAATCATGGAAATAGCAGTGTCAAAAGAGCCAATATTCATTTCCTGGTGCTTCATATCATATCCAAGTTCTTCGTATGAAATGAACCAGAAGGTTCCGTCACTATTCATCGCAAAATCCGCATTTGGACTTTTACTTTGAGTGATTGACTTCGGCATAATTTCCAAAAGACGGTCCAGACTCCATGCAGGGATGTCTTTTCCCCACAGGAGATCAAAGATTTCCTCACCAGTCATCAGGGTACCGTCCGGGTGTTTGTGGAAAGGACTTTTCAGTTTTGCGATTCTTTCCGGAGTCCAGAACTTCCCTCTCAGTGTGGGAGGTTTCGCCTGGAGTTCCCATTCCATTGATTTTACACGACTATTAGTATAGTGATACACCATGTCGGCTGTTTCCGGTTTCAGACCCAGCGAAAGAAGTGTTTTAGACTGCTCGCGCGTGGTTGCTATTTGTGATTTGAAATCCATATTTTATTCCTCCACCTTTACAAAGATTACATTGGTTTTATCCTTGCGACGTTCATCGCATTTACCTACAAATGATTCAGCGAAATCGTCACACATCGGAAAATTCTCGTTCCAGAAAAAACATCCTACACATGATGCAGGTTTTCTAGATGGCTCAACTCTCAGTTTAACCAGTCCGCACTGGAAAACTTCTCCGACTTTAAATTCTGTCTTTGGCATATTTCAATCTTCGTCTTTAGGGAACAACTTCTCAATATCGTTGGTATAAAAGCTCAGTATATCTTCAAAATGATCAATGTAAATACCTGTTCTTTCTGCTAAGCAATTAGGGAATCGTTCAGTATCTATTTCCAATATCTTATCAAAAACAGTCGTGCAATTAGAATATTCTATCCATACCGCAAGACCATGGCCCATTTGCCATTCATATTGATCAATCAGTTCTGTGAGTAATTTTAATTTCTTGAAATCCATATCCTATTTATTTTCTTTGTTCTTTAACCGAATTTGTTCCTGAATCTGTTCCGCATTTTTCTTCTGGAAGTTCGGACACTTATACACATCTCCAAATGCCATCAGCACCATTACAGGGAAAAGCATCCCATGTTGGCAGCTTCTTCCAAATGCGTCAGCAAATGTGCAGTCTTCGCATCGTCCGTTTACGTCATACTCAGCCATATCATTTCTCTTTTTTATCTTGCCTGATTGCATCAGCTAATTTGTTAATCACTAAGTAGAAGAGCATAAACTCTATGAGAAGGATGTCATAATCACAACCAGAGAAATAGCACAGAGCCGAAATGATGCACACATTCCCTGTAAAAATTGCAATCGCTATAAAATATTCTTTCATCATCAATACCTGAATTTACCAAACTGAATTACCGCCATCGGCTGACTGAAATCGTAACCACGGAACCATTCTTTCCAGTCTTCTACTGACAGACCGTCGTTTTCGGCCAGTGAAGAAAGCTCTGGATAGTGCCCGTCGATGTCGAAAAAGTTGAAAGAAGCACATCCGTCCCTGTCAAGCTGAAACGTAAGTTTCTGAATCCCTATCCCTGATTCTGCTGTCAGGCATCCGATGATAACTTGCCGGCTCAAATAGGGACGGCCTTCCCATTGGCGGATGGAAAGGACGGCTTTTCCTTCCTGTACCTCGCGGATGCGTTTCACCCAAAGTGGGAAGTTGGCCCGAATGGTGTGCAGCTTATTTCCGGATAGGAATTTCTCGCGGAATCCGGTCGGTCTACCGGCCTTTGGGTGACTGGACGGGAAATTCTTTGCAAGCATCAGTACGTAGGTCTTTTTCATAGTGATTCAATTTTCTTTTCTAATTTGTCAATTTCCTGATTGATTTCCTCGCGTATCATCTTGTCATGCTTTTGAAGTATGTCTCTAATATCGCTAGAAAGAGTATTATCATATCTGGTTAGGAAAAGAAATTCGGAATCTAATACGTATCCAAGTATGTATCTGTTATTTGACAAATCCTTTTTGATTTTTTCCAGCGTAACTTTACGTTTTATCAAGACGCATAGTTGTACATATTCTTCTTTCGTCATAAAGACCCTCCTTTCCGTTCCCAGATGAAAATCCGATTCAGCTCCGGATTGAACGATCGGGTAATCAATCCGTCCAGTTCAATTTCCCGATGTGGAAGATTCATGAGCGGATTGTCGCGGTGTACCGATTTGTTTCCTACAAGGATAAACCGGCGGACGAAAGAAAACATCTTCTCCATATCTATGCCTAACTTATTCCCGCTTTGGGTGTCGCCTCTCCATTTGTGAGTAACGAAACATCCCAGTATGGTGTGCGGGCGGTATTTCCGTGCGGCGGAAACCGCATCAAGTCTTTCCACGTACTTCGGGTATCTGATGGTGGGGCATTGAAGTAGCTGGTACATGAGTCGGGTATCTGCATCGCACGCCTGCTGGTAGCTGTCGGTAGTGCGTATGCTGAGCTCGCGACCGATGATTCCCCGACCGGCTCCAACCTCTATCGTATCATGTTCACCAATTTCCTTGTCGAGAAAGTCAATCAGTTCTTCGGTAGGAAGTACATAGAGTACTTCTTTATTCATAAACGAATAAATCTGGTCCATGCTGAACTGTGACCAGAAATCCTTCCCGAGGATTTGAAATTCCCCATTCTTATATACACTTTTCAAAATGGGATTAATATCGGTCTTCGCCGATATGGTTCTTACATGAATATTCATCGTTTTATTACATTTTTAACGCTACAAAAATAACAAAATTAAACCGAAATAAACAATAAAAACCCGCATTTTTCAAAATCCACCAAAATATTTCTTTTTTGTCCTTTTGAAAAGAGAAAATGATTCTTATTTTTGATGTGAAAAAGATAATAAAACAGAGATATGATAGTTACTAATGCAGAAGAAATCAGGGCATACGTTCCTACCAGCGTGTACAGTGGAGATCAGTCTTTGCTCACCATTATGGAAGATACAGAAGAGAATATACTTGTGCCTATTTTAGGGCGCAAACTCTATGATAAGGTATGCGATGATTACGCTCAAGCTATAAAAGAATATGGGGGTGTAACATCCGTTTATGTGGATAAAGAAAACATTACACCCGAAATCCGTCTGATACGGGCCTGTCAGCTTCCGGTAGTTTACTTGTCGCTGGCCAACAGCACCGGAATACTCACGGTCAGTTTGAACGACGGAGGAGGACTGAATCAGGTGTACACTGACGGCTACGATAAGGCGGACGAAAAATCCGTGAACCGTTTCGAGAGGGATGCGTACTTCAAGGGAAGGAGAGGAGTGGACCGCCTGCTGATTTTCCTCGAAGAGGATGCGTGCAGCGAGGAACCTGTATTCGCCGATCTGTGGCGAGAGAGCCGCTACTTCTATCTCCAGGGAGATCTCCTTTTTACTACCGCCATAGAGTTCAACAGATTTCTTGACATCGGTGAGAGCCGGGAGAAATTCATTTCCATGCTGCCGGATATACGTTATTGCCAGAATGCTTATATAGCTCCAGAGATAGGAGAGGGACTGACCGATGCACTGGTAAAATGGTGTACTCGCTCGCTGGAGTCCGACCTTTTTACAGGTGAAGATAAGGATGACATAACAGCAGTTTGGCAGAAGGCAGTAGATAAGCTGCGTATGACTTTGGCACTCTACGTAGAATCGCGCCGCCCGGAAAAGCAACGAAAGTATAGCGAAAATGATGCTGCCTATTCTATGACTCAAGCACGGAAATACATTGCTACCAATCAGGATTCATTCGGAGATTTTATCAAGGGATCCCCGCTGTATGTCCCTCCAGTTGCGGAAGACAAAGGGACAGAGGAAAAACTTCTGATATTCGATTACGACAATCCTGATAATGCTATTTTTGTATTCCGTCCGCAGGCATATAATAGACATTAATATACTATATGGATAAGAAAGGAGGTAATTATGAAATAGAATGTATAATAGATAGAATAGAAAGATATAATAAAAACTTATCAGTTTCGCTTTATTATTAATAAACAGACTTTCCCGGGCAAGAGTGCTCGGGATTTTTTGTCCTTCATTCTTGAAAACCGTATTCTTAACTTTGGGTAAAAGAAACGATAAGATGGATATGACAAACTACCAGATACATCTCCCGAATTTGCCAGACGGTTGGAATAGGCTATCATCCGGGGAACTGGAAGAAGTGAACCTCCTTTATCAGCAAAGGGAGGCTATGGCTGCGGCAGGCGACGAACAGCAAGCCGACCGGCTTTTTAAACTGAAATGCTTTATGCTTTTTCTAGGACTGAAAATTGTACGTCGCACCGTGACCGATGAGCACGGAGAAACGGTATTCCTATTCCGTCGGAAGGGTATTCTCCACCGCTTTGAACGCATTCCTATGCGGGCATGGCAGGTCGATCAGTGGATTGATCAGAAGCTTGGCTTTCTGGATCAACCTTTTGGTCGCACTGTTACTCCTTATGGGATTATACGCCTGCGTATGGGAACGCTTCGCCTGAAGGCTCCTAAAGACGTAATGTCCGATGTAAGCTTCGGCCAGTACCAGTCGGCACAGAACCTGCTTATCATGTATTGGGATGCGCAGAAGGTACTTCAGACGCTTCACCGAAGGAAGTCGAGCCGTTCCGCCATCCGGTTGCAAATGTATCGCATGAAGCAGGCACGATGCCGGTTCCTGGCTACGCTGTTCAACGAATCGGTGCTCGAAACGGGCGAGATACGCGAAGGACGTTACCTGCGTAAGTGTAAGCGTCGCGTGTGGTCGTTCTACTCTGGACAGATACGAAAAAATGCCCGCTGGTTCCGCACGGTAGAAGCCCGCATGTTTCCCGTAATGGTGCAGTATTTTCAGAGTGTACAGGAGGCCTACGCCCGCATGTATCCGGAACTGTTTACACCTAACGGGAAAAAGAAAGGGAGCCACAACCCTATCAAGATAGAGGTAGAAATGGTGAACAACATCATGAAATATCAGGGATTCGACGACTACGACGCAGTGTACGATAGCGAGGCGGTCCGCATCCTGGGAATTATGAACGCCATGGCCAAGGAAGCTAAGGAAATAGAAAAAATGAATCAGAAATATCATAATAGCAAATGATTACCACATTCAGCAACCAGACATATAGAATTACTTATCAGGGCATTTCTTTGATAGAAAATGCGCTGGAGAATCCGAACCTTATACAGATATCGGTTGCTTCTGAGTGTGTTATTATGGTTGCTCCTAATAAAGATTACGGCATAGATTATTTACCAAACGGAGAATACAGAAGTTGGAAGATGACTGGTGTCAATACCCGTTTGAATCGCATAGAGGCCCATAATATTTATGCCCGTTTGAGTCGTAGCTCAAACGAGGCTCTGATTTTGTTTTCAATTAACAATTATGCCATAGATGGCAGCAAAGAACCAGACGGAGAAGCAAGTACTCAATATTATTACATAAAAATAGGTAGTATAACTGCTACCGATTCACTTACCGATGCTACTCTCGATCGCGAGATTACGATAGACTTTGGCTATCTTACTACGCCGGCAGGTCAGGAAGGCTCTATTACAAATACGCTATTCGAAATTACTGCCGATGATTTGATCCGGCCATTAAAAAAGTTTACTTCATTTATCGTTCAGGGTACATTAAATATTATCGGGCGACTGGTGCTTAACAACAAGCAGATATCCGACGTAACACGCCAGGCAGATGAAGAAGAATTTACTGCCAGCGACGAATCTGTTCCTACTACAGCTTTACTTACCGGTAAATATCTTGACCGCTTACGTAATATATTCTTAAATAAAGATCGTGAGGACCAGACAAAATTTCTTCTCAAGTTCGGTGAGTTCATTGACAGCATGGTGGCCGGCAAAGGTGCCGGGATATTCCCGGACGGCCGTGGACAGTTCGAGAAGCTGGAAGTGCGCAGTGCAATGATCGTGAAGGAACTTATCTACAATCGGTGGTTTGCGCAGGAAGGTAATGTGACATACTCCGAGGCAGGAACTATCGAACGGATTGAACTTCTGTCGGACGGCACGTATGACCTGTATCTCCGTCGCCGCTGGGATAATGATATTACGGCATTCAAGGAGCAGGACGTTACCTACGGTTCAGTGAATAATCTTAACTCAACAGGCGAGTATTATGACAGTTGGTTCCGTGTCCTTAGCGTCATGCAGGCAGAGAATAAGATTAACGTAGTGCTCTATCCGGATGAAGAGGTTCCAGGAGGGAAAAATTATGAGCCCGCTGTCGGCATGGTGATTACCCGTCGTGGCAATGCGGTAGACGAAGAAAGACAAGGATTCTGGTACATATCATCGTACGAAGGCTGTATCTGTATGCTTGACGGTGTGACAAAACCAATTCTTGAAGAATCAAACTACAGTATTATAATCGGTAAGCTGAAGAGATTGGAACTGTTTGATAACTTGCCGATAAACTACCAGCAGAGTTATGTGTATTGCCGCGGTATCGCTATTCAGGACTTGATGCGGATAGACTATCAGGGAGTGGTTGTCGTACAACTTAACGACCGTGGCTATTGGTCATTGGAGGTGGCTCAGAGTGATACCCCTTATACGGCTGGTAAAGAAATGGTCGATACGGTATGGCATTACGGTTGCCGGTGGAAATGTCTTGTTACCGGCACGACTGATGAGCCTCGCTATGCCAGCACCGGCTGGGCGATGATTGAAGGTAATCCTGAATTTACGATTGACTTTGAAAGTGACAACGGCTGGAATGTTGACGATACCCAGTTAGGAGAGGGAGTCGTATTCACTACCTTTCGTATGACAGGGAAATTGTACAACAGGGACATTACGGAATATGTTCTCGATACGGATGTAACATGGACGCGTGACACAGGAAACGTTTCAGAGGACAACGCATGGGCTATCAAGAGAGCAGACGCAGGTAAGATACTTACACTCACAGAAGATGATCTTGGTATTGACTTCCGCAAAGGCGTGAAATGTCTTTTTAAGTGTACGGCAATACTGAGGGATGGGCAGGATATACAACCTGCTGAGGTGATAAAGGGTTTTGACTAATAATTAACGATATGAATAAAATGAAAAAGATTAGAGTTTATGGAGTTATATCCCGATGTGGTAGCGCAGAAAAAATAAGATTTGTTGAAACCGAAGAAAATATCAGTTTTAATTCTAAGCGTGCCGCTGAGCTTTTGGCTGATCAGGGCGTGATAGTAGATGAAATCTTACAGATTACGGAACTTAATGAAAGGACAGTATATGAAGTTAGCAAGTAAACAGAGAGGTCTTAATGTAAACTACACACCTCTCCAGGTTAGTGGTAGTATAGAGGTCGTGGGTAGTGTACCTGACAGGCAGATATACAGTGCGGACACTAAGGAATATACTCCTGACTATACACTTACCCCTCTTGTACTGTTTCCACGATGTAACGCAACTGATCCGGATTCGTATATTAAGAGCGGTGCAGTTAACGCATCTCTTACAAACATGAAGTGGTATCAGATTATCGGTACACAGCGTACATTGATTGATTCAGGTAATACGAATTATGAGATAACCAATGAGGGAGATTCTAAGGGACAGCTAAAAGTCAAGCGCAACTCTAATGTTGCAACGCCGCTGGCATTTGAGTTCTACGCTGAGTATGTCGATACCCGTACCAACCAGGTGTATGTCTTTCGTATGAGTACGGTTATTCCCGTATCGGACGCAACACTCCCGGCACCGGTTCTGAAACTCGACAGTCCTGCAACCGTGGCATGGAATCCGTTACGCAATCCGTTGACACGTAAGATAACCGCATCCGTGTTTGCCGGTGAATCTGATATCGCATCCGACAAGCAGAAGTGTAAGTTCTTCTGGTATCGTATGAATGAAGGCAATCTGGAACCTATTACAGACGGAAACGGTGACAATGACTGGGAGGTTGAAGCAATAGACCACAATACTCTTACGATCAATCAGGATTATATAGGGGAGGAACAGACATACGTCTGCAAGTTAGGATATTCTGCAGATGGCAGTTTACCTTCTGCTCCTCCTGACGATGCTCCCACGGCAACAACCACCATCCGGCGACGCATACCGGAAGTGGAAGTTGACTGGAAAGGAGCACCCACGCAGGTTGCCGGAGGTACTGAGAAAATTACGCTGGAAGCGTTCGTTACTGACGGAATGGGTGTCGTTCCGAATCCGGAAGAATGTTTCCGGTTTGTGTGGAATGTGAAATCACCTTATTCGCAGAGCTACAGTAAGCAGGCTGAGGGCATCAAACCAACGATTACATTTATCCCCGGCATGATGCTGCAAGTTGAGGTCGAAGATCGTGGTCCGCAGGCTATACTTGTAGATACGGACGGCTCCGTATTGCAGGACGCTGACGGAAATGTACTTTTTGACCGAATTAATAATTAAAAAATCATACGACTATGGCATACTATGTGAAAGTGACAAAACAGGTAGCAGATAAGATGGGTCTTACTGCAATACGCAATAAGACGGCAGACGGTAATGTGCTGTTGTGGCAGGCTGACTTGAACCGGATTGAAGGTGATACGATTTTTGACAGGGCAGCGCACGTGGGTGGCGTTGCATTGACTCCGCAGGCTGCCCGCCTCGAAACTGACGGTATGGAGAACCCGGCAGAAGTAACTACTCCAGATGAATACAAGGATGACGAACCTACTATCTTGCCGGAGTTCCCGGAAGATACTCCAACTGTTTTACCCGAAACAGGTGATTCAACAATAACAGAGGAAGGAGGCAGCGATGAGTGAGGCGAGTTCAGTACGGCAGGTTGTGTTTCTGCGAAAAGGTAGTGTATACATGCCTTTCCTGCAATCCAACATGGGCGACTTGTATCAGGAATATCAGGGTACAGCAGGTAGCCCGACTAATATTTCCCCAGACTTTACAAAGATAACACCTATGCTAAGTTATATTATTACAAGTTCATTGGTAGCGGCCGGACTGGTCGTTCCAAGCTCGGTTCGATGGTTCTTCAATGACACAGAGCTAACATTCGGTAGCGACAAGGTTTCAACGAACAGCTTTAACGGGGAAACCGGACACTTCCAGAGTGTTCCTTATCAGGCTGGAGTACAGAATTACTTTGCCTTGAAAATTAAGAAAAACCTTGTGAAGGCATCCGGAGGTGCGGCATGTAACATCAAGGCAGAAGCTACGATTGCGGTAGGTAATACCTCCGACAAGGTGCAGGCTGTGTATAACATACCGATAACGGTGGGTGTTGGCAATAGCAAGCGCGTTACAATCATGGCTGGAGATAACAAGTTCTTTACTCTTACCGATAAGGGAGATTCCTGTATTTTGAAGGCCGTAGCGTGGATAGGTAGTGATCAGTTGACAGCTAACCTGACATATAAATGGTATTCCCTGCAGTCCGGAACGTGGTCTGCAATAGGCGGACAGACAGGGCAGACATTATCTGTTAATAATGATATGGTTGATACTACGGGGCAATTCAAGGTAGAAGTATATCAGGATGGAAACCTTATCGGCATGGATGTTCAGACGGTCATAGATGCCAGTGATCCGTTCGATATCTTACCGAATCCTAATCCAGAGAATGAAACCATCGAGCAGGGTTCCGGGGGAAGTGTTACTTATACGCCTATTCTTGTAAAGAGAGGTAGCACGACAAAATACAAGGACATGAAGTTCTTCTTCGTGTTCACAGATTCAGCAGGTAATATTCTTAATCCTGACACGGCTAAGGTTGCATCTTATACAGGTACGGTGACAGAGGCTATGTGTGAGCAGGCATCCGGTAATGTTGCAGTAGTAATAACAACGGAGGAATAACTATGATCGCAGAGAAGAAAACAGAAGTTAATTATCGTGTTAAGCCAGTGACCAGATTGCCTTATCCGGCTGGTATCTATTCTGCCAGCATTAGCTATACGTGTTCGGCGAATGTGGCTCCTTATGTCGTATTCCAGCCGAATACCTCGCAGGATGCAGTCCGGTACGTGATGAACAAGGTCGGAACATGGCTGGGTACTGAGCAGGGAATGACACCGGCAGAGGATTATGCAAAGAACGGGGAAAATGCAACGTGGCTTCCGTTTGAACATTTCAATGCGATCGAGATTGAACTTGCATTGATTCAATTCGCTAAAATCGGGCAGGCTATATTCTATGACCAGTACACGATTTCGGAGCATGGGAAAGATACCAATAACGATGATGTAACCAATTATAAGGATTTCAATGCGGCCGATCCGATGAATCCGGAGAATGCTTTTCGACCGAATATTTGTCTTAATTGGCAGACAGGGGAAGCATTCTTCTGGAGATCAAATATGTTCGCCACCCGTTCTGTGGGAGTAGGTTCTGTGGAGTTAGGAACAAGTCAGATAGCAATTCCGCTTACGTCTAATTTTGTCGCTCTTACAGGTGAATGGAGCGGATCTTCTACATGGGGGCGTGTGCTTGCCTATGTTCCCGAAGACAGGGATTCGTGTTTGCCCAACTGGGACTATATGGAATTTACTATTCAGAACGCTTCTAACGGACCAGCTATTCTCAATATTGGAAATTTTGGAGAAATATGGGTAGGCAGTGAGAAGTATGCTATCAATACTATCACGCTTGGTAAACTCAGATATGTGAACCTTATATTCAAGGTACGCCGGTATTCGTGTGGCGTAGTAAATGGTATACGTTGTCAGTCTGGTACATTCTATGTGAAGAATGTTCATGATTTTGACATCTCAAGTTTTTATGACCAAACGACCCTTACGACCAAAGTAAATTTAACTTCAAAATCAATATCGTTTAACTCTTAATACAATTATATTATGATACAGAAAAAATCTTTAAAAGACGCGATACAAAATCCTGAGATAATTTCAGTTGTGGGAGGACTTATTGGGAATGTATCTCAATCAAAAGATGGGCTTGCTACAAGTAATATGTTCATGGCTGCAGGAAGTTGTTTTCTTGTTTTTAGTGATAGATGTTTAAAATTTGAAAGAGATACAGGTATAAATACTCGGGTATCTATTAAGATAACAGCTTTTAATGGGCCATCTTGGGCTGCCGATGCTGCCCCTCGAATAGTTTTATTAAATATACCATATGACAATTCTCATATCGCTAATATATACGCTAAGAATATATTAGACGGGGCTAATATGAGAATATATAAAGACAATTCTTTTAATTTATATATAAAAGC